TCAGAAACGGTATCCAACCCCGACGTTGAAGCCGTTTATTTTTGTAGAGGAGATGTTGCTTCCTTCATACCCAACATCGACGACGATATTCTCCAGCGGATTCATCTGTACACCCGCGCCCCAGGCAAATCCCGTTTTCCTTGAGGAAATTTTGTTAGAAAAAGAATCGCCATCCTGAGTGGAATGTTCTTTAAATGTCGCCTTTACCGTGCCGACACCCGCCAGCGCGTATAACGAAAAATTGTCAGACAATCGATAGGCTGGCCCAACCATTAAAGAACCGTACTTCACCTCAAACTTGTCATGGTAATGAATACCTTCAGGCTCAACAGACCCGGAAGCCTGTCTGTCTCCATATAAGTAACTTAGCGAGGAAATAAAACTTACCGGAGAGTCATCCTCATAACGGTATTTCACATTTACCCCTCGGATATTTTTGAAATCCTGAACTTTACTTTGTGCATACCCCACGGAAAAGGCGTTAGTATCGGCCTGTGCAACATTTACAACCAAAACGCTTGTAGTAATAACTAAAGTGGATAAAATAATATTTTTCATAACAACTCCTTAATACTACTTATTATTTACGGTGTGTTTAAACACCTGCAGTACCGATCCGGCATTCAGTTATCGCCACTATGCCGAATCGACAAAACCACGAATAATTCACCGCTATCGCTCCTGATGTGTTTACTTCCTGAAAGATATTTTTACTACCGAAGCACTCTATCGCTCATTTAGGTAACCGGTTCTACAATGTCATCTAACTTTTATAGATTTGAATGCTAATTTTTCTCACGCATATATATTTAACAGAAACCATAAAGTGTTTAGCCACTATAGAACAACAAACCCACCATGCAACATTTTGATATTTAAAGAGAAAATCTCAAAACCACATTAAGAAACCTGACACCGATCGGCTAAAAACATGTCATTAAGCAAACTCGCCATATAACCAGAACATATCGCATTGTGCTTCACAGTCCTCACGTGACGCTCCAGCCGCAATACGGTTATATGCCATCGCAGGCGCTGTAATCATATTCACGATGATGCTTAGCACGCTTTATTCCCGCTCCGATTTAATCTTTTAATATATCTATCAGTTACAACATTTCTTGTTATATTATAAGAATAGAATCAACACCACAATTCCAACATAAATATCACCTGTGTTTAGAGAGAATTTACATTCAAAAAAAATAATAACTAACGCAAATATTGAACACGCGATAAAAAAGTCTATTTCGCTATAAAACCCATTATTATTAAGAGTGGTTAACTCTTCGTTGAATAAAAAATGTCAATGACGTTCCATAATTCAGGAGATGAACTTCACAAGTCATTATATATAACAGGAGGTGCTATGAAACATCATGCTTTTATGCTTTGGTCATTACTTATTTTTTCATTCCATGTTTTGGCCAGTTCAGGCCATTGTTCTGGTTTACAACAGGCATCATGGGATATTTTTATCTACGATTTTGGTAGTAAAACCCCGCAACCACCTACAAATACTGATAAAAAGCAAGCCAGGCAGATTAGTTCACCGTCCTGCCCGACGACAAAACCCATGATGTCCGCACCAGTCAATGACGCCAGGAAAGGGAATACTTTCTCCAGAACATAATGTTATTTATCTACAATGGTGCCGAACGACTACTTTTAGCCATCCGGAAATCTTGATTGCCATCAAATATAGCTGGCATTATTTTTCCTGACGTGTATAGTGCGCCTCGTTATCCCCATTAAGGAATTTGTTTGTCTCGTAAAATGACAGGAATTGTCAAAACCTTTGATTGTAAGAGCGGTAAAGGTCTCATCACCCCCTCCGATGGACGCAAAGATGTTCAGGTCCACATTTCAGCATGTCGCCAACACGAAACAGAAGCGCTTATCCCCGGTATACGCGTTGAGTTTTGTCGTATTAATGGCCTCCGCGGACCTACCGCCGCCAACGTTTATCTTTCATAATTCGTCACCCGGCATTTTTTCAGAAAAATTTAGCGAGTACGTCTACCTCCGCAGCCTGCTATGAGGCTTTGCCTGAAAGGCTGCAGAATGTTTTCAGTGGCGAAAATCTAAAAGATTTATTTTGCTAATGACTCCTGTGACCTCTTTTATCATATATCGGGTGCCCCCCCCTTCTCACTTTGTTTAACGTGAAGAAATGTACAGCCGTTTTTCACTGTGATAGCATCTAATATTGCAAAAGTATTTAACGCTATATACCCATCGTCACAGGAGTGGCTGGCTGCGCGCATTTAACCGAAGTATTTATGTGATTCTATCGGAATTATCTCTATTGCCGCTCAATGCTACGTCATATTCAGTGGGTATAAATCGCCAATATAGTTGTAACGCTATTTATTTTTAGGGTAATAATTGAATGACTTTGCTTTCAGGAAAAACCACACTGGTTCTCTGCCTCTCCTCTATTTTATGTGGATGTACGACGAACGGCTTACCCACACCTTATAGTATTAATTTGTCGTTCCCGGTCATTACACAAAACCAGATTAATTCCGGTGGTTATTACATAAATGACGCGGAACAAATTCGGACAACTGATGGTCTGTGCCTTGATACAGGCCCAGATCAACAGAATCGTTTGACGCTGCGGGAGTGTAAGCATGTGCAATCTCAGCTTTTCTCATTTCACCGAGACAGAATCACGCAGGGTGAGAAATGTCTGGATGCCGCAGGACAAGGTACAAAAGAAGGCACACCAATCATTCTTTATTCATGCACGGGTAATGATAACCAGCGCTGGCTCACTGATGATAACAAAATTAAGGGGAAACAGAGCCGAAAATGCCTGGGCACAAATAGCATTATTGTCAGAAAAGGCGACCCTGTTGTGTTGGCCGATTGCGATTTTAGTCGCGCCCTGGAATTTACCATCAGGTAGCAGGACACCGCTGTGAAGAGAGAGCCGCTAACCTCATGACACGCTAACAGGTTAGCGACCTTTACTTCCATATACGGTCAATTTCATTTACGTCCGCAACGTCAGGATGACAAAACGGCGGCTAAACCTTGACACGGGTTGTATACCCAGATTAAATACTGGTCATCCAACCAGTAAAAAGGAAATGGCGATGTTCGTCGAACTCGTTTATGACAAGCGAAATGTTGAAGGTCTGCCAGGCGCACGCGAAATCATCCTCAATGAACTCACAAAACGCGTACATCAACTTTTTCCCGATGCGCAAGTGAAAGTTAAGCCAATGCAGGCGAACGCATTAAACAGTGACTGTACAAAAACCGAGAAAGAACGGCTGCACCGTATGCTGGAAGAGATGTTTGAAGAGGCTGATATGTGGCTGGTCGCCGAATAACGTCCCCTCCTGCGAAAGCGACATGTCCGATCGAAAACAGCGCCCTGAGGCGCTGTCTGTGACGATATAACGCAAACGCTACCACTCAGAACATGTTGTTGTTGATACCTCAGACCGGTATGTGGAACCGACATTCATCGCTTCACTGGCCTGTCGGTATGAGTAGCCCTTATCAACAATCAGCTGTGCGCATTCCAGCCTGAAATCTGAAAGTACGTTTGGTTTTGTTGTTTATTAAGAGCCTATCCCATTAGACTCTTTATTCGCCAAACTGGCTTTAACGATTACGCCTACTGGGATAGGTTCTAAACTTATCATCAATACGTAAAATACCTATTTACGAACAAAAAGTAACAGGTAAAAATCCGAAATAAAACCAGCATAACTAAAACTTACTGCAGATATGCACACGCATTATTACTATGTTTCCAGGATAGTCTCGACCAGTCAAGACTATCTATTTTATATAAAAAAGGGAAATACTTCACATGAATAAAATACATGTTACATATAAAAATCTCTTACTTCCGATTACCTTCATCGCGGCAACTCTAATTAGCGCCTGTGATAACGATAAAGATGCCATGGCGGAAGCTGAAAAAAATCAAGAGAAATACATGCAAGAAATCCAGCAAAAAGAGCACCAGCAATCAATGTTCTTTTACGACAAAGCCGAAATGCAAAAAGCTATTGCCAATATCAACGCAAAAGGTGGAGCCAATCTTGCGATTATTGAAGTCCGTTTCTTCAAGGGCGGGTATTCATTCATTCGACAAAGCGTTAACACCCCTGCTAAAGTAGAGATGTTTAAATTTAACAACGGCTACTGGGGGGGACCTTCGCCTGTCAACTTAACCATCTTTGGCACTATAACAGAGGAGCAAAAACAAGAAGCACTAAAAGAGGCTTTATTCAAATTCGACTCGATCAATTTCAGCATTATACCAGAGCGTATTCAGGAAACAATTAAACGTGCTAACGCCAGTGGCATCATTTCCGTTACGGAAGATAGCGATATCGTTGTACGAGCAGAGATAGCTCATAATGGCGAATTCGTCTATGACATTACCATCACTGCTAAAAATACAGCACGTGCGGTAATGACCTTAAATAAGGATGGTTCTATTGCCGGATATGAGATCAAAGAACCTTTCGACCCAAAAAAAGAAGCCGAAAAAGCACAGCAACTTGTTGAACAATCGAGAAAAGACATTGAAAGTCAGCGTAAAAAAGCAGCTGAAAAGATGAACGAAATACAGCAGACATTAAAAAAATAGCAGGCGATACAAACATTGATAAAAATTATAGCGCGAAAGAGCGCGTGCCAGGTACTAAGGCACTGCCTGAAGACAGCGAATCGCTATTTCATTCTCTGACACTGTCATTTTTCGTACTCAAGATGTTTATTTATTGAGTCTTTTGTGGATAACCAGGTGAAGTTATGTGACGCCAGGAATCTATTCCAGCGGGCGTACTTGTTGGAGCCAGTGTGAAGCCGGGCAGCGCGCAGAAACCGGAGCGTACACGTTGTACGTGAGAATTTCGAGCACTGCCCAGCCTAAAAATGACGAATAAAATAGATATTTTAAAGAGGTAATATGAAGAATTTTTTCAAAATAATTACTGATTTCATCGCGGATATTTCCCTTGATCTATTTGCTATATTTTTATGCATGTTATTCGTATACAAAACAGGACCATCAATTGGTGTGATATCATTTTTTATTGCATTAATTATTTATATCATTCTTCATTTTGTTTTTTACTCATTTCGTGAAAAAATCATAAAAAAAATATTCAAATAAGTATTTAAAATTATTGTTTTGAGGTACAAATTCAGCGCAATAAAACAGAGCAACTAAAAAACAAAAAATTAGGCGTAGCGAAGCGGAAAAGAACTGTCATGTACTGGACCGTGAGCTGGTCGGGAGAGCAATGTACGGGAAAGAGCGAAATACTGTCATTGATATGAGCAGGAATATCGATAGCCAGTAAATCACTCCTGTGGTAATACAGGCCACTTGATGACTGTGAAGGTCGCTTCATCTGAAGCACCGGTGAAGTCCAGCATTTTAAGTGAAAAGCAGCCAGCAGGCGCTTCTGCTGGTCCATATTCCTCTATTTTGCCAGACCACACTAAAGTGCCACACAGGTATCTGCCAGAACGGTCCTGAGATAATAAATATAAAAGCAGTTACTGCCTACCTCAAGAAGTATGCGCTCATGATCATTTAAAGCTCTTTTAAAGAGACTGATAATAAGCTTGTCAATATAATATTATGCAGTCTCTATTAAGCGCCTGGTTTATTTGTTTTGCATAATCATACAGTTGACTTTTCGAGTAAGAGTTTTCTTGCAAAGACAAATAAACGTGTTTTATATCTCTGAATAAACATACATCACCATGAATATGAGCCTCTATATAATTTCCTTCATAGCCTTTACCATAATTAGAATGAGCTAAAAATTTTTCGCCCTTAGCCATTTTAACCAAACTCTTAAAGCAATTATAACCAAAAAAATCATTTTGACAGGATGCAATCAGGTTCTCCATATGCCAAAATGTAGATAATTTACTCGTATCCAGGCCAAATCTGTGGCCGTAGATATCAAAAGGTGATAATGTACAATTTGTTTTTACATTATCATTTAATTCAAAAAATGATTTCCCATAGGCGCTGGCACCTCCATTTTCACCGTTCAGAAAGTCCAGTGCAGCATAAATTGGTCTGCTTGTAGGGCTAAAAGTTCTACTGTTGGGAGTATATGCTACGGAAAAACCGCCTGTCTGACCATATGGGGCATAAGGTGAATCTGCAAGCCTCTCCAGTTCAAATGCTTTAGTTTCAACTGAATCACGTCCGACATTATAAGCAGGTAAATCTCCTGGTCTGCAACCTAATGCATAAGAGTTCAGATATTCTTTATTTTTTAAGAGAGAGACAAAGTCAATTTTTGCCGCATTAAAATTTATTGTCAGCCGGGCATTTTGTAAAATATCCACCATCTTATTTAGCAAGAGAGTGCAATCTATTTCGGTACCACACTCACGACTTATCCGCCTGAGCGCTTTTTCTCTTATTATGTCAGCGTCGCGCTGACACCTGGAATGAATATGCGCAAGTACTTGTTTTCCAAAAAGGCGACCATACACCTTTTTACGCTCTTCATTGCTGAGACCGCAAAACACTTCGTCAAAAGAAAGCCTGTACGCTGCGCTTACAGAACCTCTCGCCGTTCTGCTTTCTGGAAATGGCGGAACATCTTCAACAACATTTCTAACTTGCTGAATGTCTGAAGACAGTGGAGTACGTCCGGCATTTTTTTCCTTATCTGTTTCCAGATATTCCGGAACCTTTATACTTCCACTATGGCAGATAGGTTTGAGCATATGTCTCCTGAATTTTTATGACTAATATAGCATTCACTTTCGCTGACGTATTCTTTATCAGGCTGATATTTCAACACTTCTTAGCAGCCTTGTAGAAAAGCAAATAAAGCATGCTAATAATTTTATAAAATACTTAACCTACCCACTATTGTAGTCAATAAACCATCACTTTTTATTAAAAAATTATCCTGATAATAACAATAAATCTGGTAAGGCACTTTCAAAAAATAGCCAAACCACACATTATAAAGAAAACCACTACAATCAAAATCGGTAACTATCAGCTTTCAGGGGGGTCTCAGGTTATCATGACGATCGGGGTAAAGGATGAACTACTATTGCGGTCTGAATTGAGGGAGTTTTGATAAATTTTTTTGATAAAGTTTTGATAACCGTTCGAATACTAATAATAAAAACGGGGACGTTAAGTCCCCGTTTTAGTTTTTAACAATTATCGTTATTACATATTTGCGATAATCGCGTCACCAAACTCACTACATTTCAGCAGCTTAGCGCCTTCCATCAGGCGTTCAAAGTCATAGGTCACGGTCTTCGCGGCAATCGCGCCTTCCATACCTTTAACAATCAGGTCTGCGGCTTCGAACCACTGCATGTGGCGCAGCATTACATTGCCAAAAACATACCAACCTTTTGATAAAGTTGAAATTATCATTCTTCCTACTATCAAAAAAATCCAGTAACTGCCTTTTACAACTCATTGATTATCAAAACGTTGATTTTAGTTTTGGGGAAGAGTTTTCTTCAAGATTCCAATTTTTTCACGCCAGTACATTCAACATGATGCTACTAATGGCACCCCCCAATAGTGAAGCTTCTACATTGGTTGAGGTCGCTCGGAGAAACACCGGAACAGCCACTCGCATATCCTCTTCTATACTTTCAGTCTGACCGACTGGAGGTTTCATATGTGTGGACGCTTTGCACAAGCACAGACCCGCGAAGAATACCTGGCATATCTGGCCGATGAAGCCGAGCGCGATATCGCTTATGACCCTGAACCTATAGGCCGGTACAACGTGGCGCCCGGTACCAAAGTTCTGCTGCTCAGTGAACGCGACGAGCAACTGCATCTGGATCCGGTATTCTGGGGATTTGCGCCCGGATGGTGGGATAAACCACCGCTGATTAATGCACGGGTTGAGACTGCGGCCACCAGCAGAATGTTTAAACCGCTATGGCAACATGGCCGAGCTATCGTGTTTGCTGATGGTTGGTTTGAGTGGAAGAAGGAAGGCGACAAGAAACAGCCATACTTCATCCACCGGGTTGACGGCCAGCCAATATTCATGGCGGCGATCGGCAGCATACCGTTCGAACGCGGTGATGATGCCGAAGGATTCCTGATTGTCACCGCTGCAGCCGATAAAGGTCTGGTAGACATTCACGACCGCCGCCCTCTCGTTCTGTCACCTGAAGCAGCGCGGGAATGGATGCGGCAGGATATTGGCGGAAAGGAAGCCGGAGAGATAGCAGCAGACGGGGCAGTGCAGGCAGATAAATTTATCTGGCACGCCGTGACTCGAGCTGTTGGCAATGTGAAAAATCAGGGACCAGAGATAATCGAGCCTGTCACTTAACGCGCAGCAGATCGGAAAACCTTGTTGTGTACCGCGGCGAAAGCATCTCACGTTTCATCGCCCATTGCTGCTGGATGCCCTGTCCTGCAAAATACAGCGTCCCCCTCCCGCCTTTGGCGTTGAGTTGATCCAGCACCTCCATCAGCTTCTCGCTGCCAGCACGTGGGGCATTGTCATCAAACAGGTTAAGCTGTGCGACACCCTGGCTAAAGAAATCCCCGAGCATAATGCCAGCCTTTTGGTAGCGGTGCCCATCCTGCCAGATTTTGTCCAAGCACTTAACAACAGCGTTGATGATGTCGCGGGAATCATGAGTGGGTGTGAGAAGCTTCACTGACGCGCAATTGCCGTAATACGGCTCGTTAAGCGCGAACGGTGACGTCTTGACGAACGCCGAGATAAAACGGCAATACTGGTGCTCACCACGTAGTTTTTCAGCACCACGGGCAGCATAACTGCAGATAGCCTGGCGCATCTGTTCGTATTCGGTAACGCGTTCTCCGAATGACCGGCTGCAGACGATTTCCTGCTTTGCCGGCGCAAACTCCTCCAGATCCAGACATGGTTCGCCACGCAGCTCCCGGACCGTTCGTTCCAGTACCACATTAAAGTGCTTGCGGATAATCCAGGTGCTTTGCTCTGAGAGATCCAGAGCCGTTTTGATTCCAATGGCATTGAGCTTCTTGCTGATACGCCTACCGACACCCCACACATCCTCTACGGGTATCAGTGCCAGCAGCCGACGCTGGCGGTCAATGTTCGACAAGTCAACCACCCCGCCAGTCTGGCGCTGCCACTTTTTCGCAGCATGGTTAGCCAGCTTGGCAAGGGTTTTCGTCTGGGCAATGCCTACGCCGACAGTCAGGTGCGTGCGCTTCAGGACCGTCGCTCTTATCTCGCGCCCGAAATCTGTCAGATCCCGGCAGCTTCGTATCCCCGTCAGATCACAAAAAGCCTCATCAATGCTGTAAATTTCTACCCGCGGCGACATCTCCTCGAGTGTGGTCATTACCCGGTTCGACATATCAGCGTAAAGCTCATAATTACTGCTGAAGCAAACAACACCAAATTGCTGGAAGCGTTCTTTCTGTTTGAAGTATGGCTCACCCATTGCGATACCGAGTTGCTTCGCCTCGGTGCTGCGCGCAATCACACAACCATCATTGTTCGACAGTACGACAACCGGACGCCCCCTCAAATCTGGTCTGAATACAGTTTCACAACTGGCGTAAAACGAATTAACATCGCAAAGTGCGAACATACTCAGCTCGCTGCTTTAACGATGAAAGTAACGACGCCGAATACGTCCAGCGTGTCTTCGCTGCCGACGATGATCGGCGAATAAGCGCTGTTCATCGGATTGAGCTGAACTGTAGGTCGCAGCTGCAGGCGTTTAACAGTAAACTCCCCATCCACGGCTGCAATAACAATATCGCCGTGTTCAGCAGTTCGTGAGCTATCCACCACCAGCAGATCACCGTCGTTGATGCCTGCATCAATCATTGAATCGCCCGTTGCTTTGACAAAATACGTTGAGCTGGGATGAGAAACGAGCAACTCATTAAGATCGATACGCTGCTCAATGTAGTCTGCCGCGGGACTTGGGAAGCCACACGGCACTAAATAACTGAAAAATGGCAGATAAATAATTTCGCGCAACTCTGTAGGTCTGAAAAATTCCATAATCCATACCCAAATACTGTTTTTATATACAGTAGTTTCATTTAAATATACGCGCAAGATACAGGAGTCGCTACGGCTGTTTAATTATTCATCTCTTCGTTTGTAAGTTTCTCTCTCAATTCAAATTATGGGTTTTGTAAATTTTCTGGTGGTATTGCCATATGCGCATATTTAAGCCAGTTTAGAGGCCGGGAACTTTCTGTACAGCGTCGACAGCCCCACATCATAAATAATCGCTACCTGCTGCCGCGGTACTCCTGCCCTAATCAGGCGCCCGGCCTGCGCCCATTGCTCCAGAGTGAGCTTTGGACGCCTGCCACCAATTCGCCCCTGCGCCCTTGCCGCTTCCAACCCGGCGCGGGTTCTTTCCACAATTAATTCACGTTCCATTTCAGCGAGTGCGCCCATGACATGAAAGAAGAAACGCCCCATTGGTGTACTGGTATCGATGGAATCGGTCAGGCTGCGGAAATTAACGCCGCGTTCGCGCAATTCTTCTACCAGAACGACCAGATGACGCATACTGCGACCCAGCCGGTCCAGTTTCCAGACCACCAGCGTGTCCCCTTCTGATAACGTCCTGAGTAACTGACCGGTGATATCACTTTGTCAGCTGCTGATGTGAATGCATTCGCGCTGGGGATGACGGGAGACTACACACTGGAAAATGACAAATCAGTCGGCTGGAACTGGAACAGCGGGGTTTACAACGTTTCTACTGGAGGTGCATCCAAGCTGATTTTGCATTTTAATATGAATATCGGCAGTTGTCCGGCAGTGCAGTTTTGTGTGAATTACAAGAATGGCGGTATTTCCTACCGTTCGGCACGCGACGGTTTTGGCTTTGAACTTGACTGGACTGAATTTTATACCACAACACGAAAACCATCCGCAGGTGATGTCGGTGCATTACCTGTTAGTGGTGGCGTAATTAACGGTAATCTCGGTATCGGTACACCTAATATTTTGGGAGGTAGTTCTATTGTATTAGGCGATAACGATACCGGCTTAAAACAAAACGGCGATGGCCTCCTGGATATTTATGCTAATGGTGTTCAGGTATTCCGCTTTCAGAACGACACACTGGAGAGTAAAAAATCCATCAATGTTACCGGACGATTAACGGCAACAGACTACGGTAATTTTGACAGCCGATACGTGCAGGATATCAGGCTGGGTAGCCTGCAATATGCACAGGTATGGAACGGTCCGGGGTTCAGTGACACTTCTGGTTACGTAATAACCGGTATCACTAATGGCAATAGTGATGAACTGGTTGACGGAGCGCACAGACGCCCAATACAGAAATTAATTGGCAACCAGTGGTATAACGTGGTGAGTATTTAATTATGATGCATCTAAAAAATATCGTAGCCGGTAATCCCAAAACGCCTGACCAGTATCAACTCACTAAAAAATTTGGTGTGGTGTGGCTGTTTGATGAAGATGGTAAAAACTGGTATGAGGAACAGAAGAAATTTTCTGCCGACTCATTAAAAATTGCCTACGATAAAAATAATATTATTGTGGATATTAACAAAGATGTTTCGGCAATAAATCCTGAAGGGTGCAGCGTTATTGAGTTACCTGATATCACAGCTAATCGCCGGGCGGATGTATCAGGACGCTGGATTTTTAATGGTGAGCAGGTGAGTAAACGTGTTTATTCGCCGGGGGAGCTACGCCAGCAGGCAGAAGCGAAAAAACAGAAGTTACTCGAAGAAGCCGAAGCCGTTATTAAGCCACTGTCGCGCGCAGTAAAGATGGGTATCGCAACCGATGAGGAACGGCAACGACTGGAGGTCTGGGAACAATACAGCGTTCTGGTCAGTCGGGTGGATACATCTGCCCCTGACTGGCCGGAGAAGCCAGCCAGTCTGTAGCCGTTACTGTGGTAATGCAGGCCACCTGATTGCTGTGAAGGTGGCCTCATCTGAAACGCCTGTTAAGTCCAGCGATTTAAGAACATTGATATAATTCATCCACATAATTAAGGTCGCTTTATTTTCATCACTGATAATCCCCAGCGTTAATTCTGTGCGCCAGTCCTTAATGGCATTGTCTGCATCGTTAAGTAATTTCTGCCGGGTGGTTTCGGCCTTAGCCTGATAATCCACCGGAACGGGTAAAACCTTACCATCCCTGTACAACCATGAGCCATCACCACGGCAATCATCAGGACAGTCAGCAGCGTCTATTTCCGCAACAGACATATTAACCGGCCACAACATTGATACAGAATATGTGTTGCCACGTTGCGGGACTGGCTTATTAACAACACCCCAGATAACCCCTTCATGGTCGTACATTATTTTTGCAGTATCATCAGAAAATAATGACTGACACTCATACCAGTCCTGTCCGTCGTCTGACTTCAGAAAATATGCACCTATATTTATTTCGGCCTGAGTTTTCCCCCTGTTTACAGGCGCGTCAGTCAGTCTGAAATTTTTGATATTCTGATATTTTTTCATTATACCGTTCCCCCTTGTACGGTATACCACTGATTCCCGACTCGTTTTTGCAAAGGCGCATAATTAATACCATCAATATTTTCGCCCTGATAATCTTTCCAGACGGAGGTAACTACATATCCGGGAGTGTTAGGCCATGACCCTGCATTGTTCCAGGTAGTCACTGATGTGCCGGCCCCTAACTGAACATCTAAGACGAGATTATTATTAATCCAGGTACTTAACCAGCCATTTCCCCATAGCGAACCAAAGATATCACCGTTATTCTGATAGATGGCCTCGCCTGCACGTAGTACGTTAGCGGTGATATCGCCATTGACCGTAAACAGGACTGAACCATCAGGGTTTCGCTGGCTGTATAACTGCCATCCCTGATCGTCGTCCAGTTCAATTACAGTGGGCCTGTTTGCGTCGCCCCATAAATTAAACGTGGCTGTCATTGTCGAATTATTATTACTCGTCAGTGACAGTTTTTTTTCTTTGCCTGCGCGAATAGCTCCCAGAACCATCATTTCACCGGGAGCGACACGAACGGTGTGCTGGCTGTTCGCGTATGTATCCAGTATCCCGTCACCGTTCTGTTTAAAACCGGTATCGTTATCACCGAGCACAATTGAATTACCGCCCAGTGCATTGTCAGTACCAATGCTTAACGGACCGTTTAGCTGTCCTCCATTAACTGACAGCGCTCCGACATCTTCGGAAGTGGGTTTCATCAGACTACTGTAAATTGTATATGTCTGACCGCTGGTTGAGTTTCCCGGCTGTACTGATGAATATTCAGGCGTACTGTGCAACGTGACATTTGCATTACCGGTGTAGTCATATTGCGCAATTAACCAGTACGCATACTGGCCGATATTAATATAAATATCGTAGGTGTCGCCTGATGTATTAACCCATGCGACCTCGTTAGCCGCAGCAGGCGAGCGTCTCCACAACGTGGCAGTTATTCCAGCAGGTGAACCATTACCGGCACGCAGTACCAGTTCACTGATTGCCCCTTGTTCAGATGAACCAGCGTTAAACCCCGCCCCACCGTACAGTTTAATCACCGCAGTTGATGTAGCCTGCGGCATTACAACCGTGGCGATTTTGAACCAGCCTGATTCACCAAGTGTAATGGTATTCGACGTTACCGCGCCGATAGTTCTCGCAAATTGTTTTTTGTCCGGAATGTCGGCGCCGTTCTGGTCTTTTTGCAGTGCGCCCGCAGCCAGATTTATCGTTTCGCCTAAACCAAGGTATTGGAGAAGCGCGGGAACATCCTTTCCACTCAGATTCGTCAATGTACCATCAAGGGGCTGCTTACCCGCTAATGCATTGGTCATTGTGGTTGCAAAGTTAGGGTCATCACCTAACGCTGCAGCCAGCTCATTAAGAGTATCCAGCGCCCCTGGAGATGAGTCGACAAGAGCTGCAATAGCCGATCTGACAAATGCCGTTGTTGCAAGTTGGGTGTCATTAGAACTCTGATCAGCAGTTGGAGCTGTAGGTTTCCCTGTGAAATTAGGGCTGGCAAGCTTAGCGTAAGCAAGCAGAACCTGTTTTATAAACGCGGTAGTCGCTATCTTTTGTGAATTATCAGATTCAGCGGTCGTTGGCGCTGTAGGCGTTCCTGTAAGGTTTGGGCTATCTAAATTTGCTTTCTTATCCAGCTCACCTTTCAGGCGCTTCGCCGAGACAGCAATAGCAGGGTCCAGACCTTTCTCAACCTCTTCAGCGGTCGCAAATCGGGAAACCCCAACAACGCTTTCTGATGCCGGAGGGTTAATAAATACAACATCCCCAAATGTGATATTTGCTGTATCCAGCGACTTAAACGTAATATCACTGGAAATCAACATAACGGTTGCTGATGATTTATTAATTATCGGCATTCGTCTGGAGTAAACGGCAAAGAGTATATTTTTATCCGTATACAATCCAACTGTGTGCACAACATACTCATCAGGAGAGTCATCTTTAGCTGATACATGAATTGTATCAGGTGATATCACCGCCCCACCGATACTAGTTATTCGTTTAATTTCATCATGAATATCAGTTTGTTCATGTGAGGTAATATAATAACTGGAACCTATTCCAACTGATTTTATTTCAACCTTCTCGGTCCCGGTATTCGAGGCATTAATAATTGCCTGACGCCCGGCGTCAGTTATTGTGAATATTAATTTATCCATTTTAGTCCGTCACTAAATAATTTTAGAAAAGATAAATATTTAAGAAGGTAATTATTAACCCTCTCCGGTCAACCGAACATACGATACAGATTGAAGACCACCAGCAATACTAATACCGCCTGAAATATTAGCCGCCTGTGAGAATGAATATAATGTTCTGGCTGACTTAGCGTATTTTATGCTCCTTATTACATCATCAAGCATCTCCTTCGAAGGTACAGCACCATCAAAGGAGTTAATTGAAGCAACAATAGAAGCCGTGTATGGTTCTCCACGAGGCGATTGTTCGAACCACTCCTTGATATCAACGACACCGCCAAGACTGCTGACAACGTCTTCAACGGCCGCTCTGGTCCCTTTTATGCGCTTAGTCCTGATAATGGATTTAAAAACTGAGCGTTTTAGAGAAACAGGCCAGTTATCCCGCCACGTGTCAGAGTTCCACTGCCATGCAAGATGGTCGAGAACCGCAGATTCAAGACCATCAATTAGCCCATATATAGTGGTTTTAGGGATTAAATTATTAATTGCATGTAGTTCGTCATCGATAGCTTTTGACATAGCTATCACATCAGGGTTTTGAGCTAAATTCTGAGGTAATACATCCAGCAAACTAATGTCTGAGATATCAACCATCTTCTAACCCTTCATATGTACATTCTATATTTCTTTCTCTTGCCGCCTGAATTTCACTAATTACAGTAAATACCGGACTGGTTATTTCAAGGCGTTTAGCCCCTGCATTTTTAAATCTCGATATTATTTCATCAGGGTTAATATCTCGCCCCATAACAGAACGCTGCCACAACTTATATTCTTCAAGTGCCTTATTGACTTCACTTTGAATTAAAGTAGCCCTGCTTTTATCATCTGTACTTATCCAGTATTTTATCGAAATATCATAATCAACCTTGTCTGGCTTTTTGGGTATCACATGATCAGTAAACGGTCTGATATTAGTGGCGGAAAGAACATTACCTATCTGCTCCAGAAGCTCATCAGATGGAATGTCACCGTTCTTAAGCAGACAACGAATCTCAACAGTTCCGGCCGCAGGCGTATAAACATTCACATCTTTGATGTTCTGGTTAGCGGTTCTTGTCCAGTATTTATAGGAATCCTCGGGCCCTGCCGTCGAAAGTTTTTCCGGTGACAGCTGAATGCGCTCAGCATAGTTATCATCATCCTCTTGATCAGCTCCAGAATTCGATTCCGTCAGATTACTGACACTGGCCACATAGGGGAGAGGCGTTATCAGTGCATTAATCTGGCCGGGTAAAAAACCATTACCTGAAACACCAGGCACCAGAGCATGTCCTGAGACTGTCCCACTCAGTGAACCAGGCGGGATTTCTGTTAAAACATCAGTCTGAAAAATAACATTATTCCCGGTCGTAATCTGTGTACCTGCCGGGATGGTATAAGCTCCCGTCAATACTGTTGATAGCCTGAATTCAAACGTAGTGAGGGCCGACTGAGCCTCAAGCCTTGGAGTATCTGTCATATAACCAAGATGATCGAGACTACCTTCTGTAGCATATGACAGCAGGTTTTGCTTTGCTGAATAATCAATAGCCTTGCGCTGCTGAACAATCACTGAGCACAGCGACTGAATAAAAAGGCGCCGCGGATCTGCTGGTGCCAGTGTTTCACCTGTGATTGCCTCGAATCCTCTTATAGCCCGGGTAACGATTTGTGAAGGATCAGAGTCCGCAAAGGTAATATCAGGCAACCCCCCTCGAGGTAAATTCATCTTTTGACTCCTATAACCAGTTTCGGCCGTATAACGCCATCTGAAGCATTCGCCTTGTCAAAACTGACTGAATGGATAATCGCGCGAGGTTCAAACTCACTGACTTTCTGAATAATCTCTCGCGTGGCCATAGCAATAAAAACAGGTGTCTGGCTATCCACCAGACCGGACGTGACCCCCAGTTTTCGTGAATAGGGGACCGTACCAGTCTGAGTGGCCAGAATTGTCGAGACATTCTGCAGAACTTCTTCAACAACAGTTTGTGGCGCCCAGTTAATACGATACGAAGACGCTGATACTGGCCAGGTGTCTTTGCTCATAATAATTTTCCTAATGCACCTTTAGTTTTAGATTCAACATCACCCGCAATATCTACCAACGCTTCGGCGAGCGAGGCCTGACCCGACTCCAGTAGTTTGATACCCACATTAATCACCCGGGGATTTCCTGTCGGGCCCAGATACGTCCAGCCTTCATCAATGTCAGAAATCACAAAATTTCCGAAATACTGGATACCAATGACAACCGGGTTGACCTCCTGTGCATTATGCATAAATCGCAGTAATGACAACGCAGCCAGCGGCACTACACCAAGCGTTGTATCAAGGCGCATGGTAAAACTCACTTCATCGAGATCCGGTCCAATATCTTCCAGAACCGGTTTGAGGCCGATAACTTCATGTCGGGCCAGGCGGCGTTTTGATGTACGTTTAAAATTGGCGAACGTATTCACCACCATTGACGACGCCACAAACGGCATTGATCCATACATGCCAACAATCACGCTTTTGCCTCCGATGTAGGGGCATATTCCCCTTGTGTGTCATGGTGGTGTTTTTTAACGCCAATACCGTCCACCACTACATCTCCACTCGTAACCTTAATCTCACCCTGAATATCCGCAGCAGTTCCACCTTCAGAGCTACCTTTCAGGCCACCAAGATAGGTAAGCAGACCTTTCACTGTGGCATTACCCGTTATGATGGTTTCCGGCGCATCAATCGTGACGGTTCCTGTGGCTTTAACCGTCACATCACCAACAGCATCAACCAGCAATGAATTTGATTCCCTGTCATTCTCAATACGGGTTCCGTTCCTGAATCTGATAACGCGCTTGTTTACGGTGTTTGCAGGAGGGGTATGCGTTTCATCGTAAAAGCTGCCAAGGATAAAACCCTGCTGCGGTCCAACGGGAAAAAACAGGCATAAAACCTGCTCACCAACATCAGGCATCCAGTAATCAGCATTCTCATCCGTATTTTTCACAATGACCTGCAAACTGGCTGAGGTCACATTGTCCTGATCATCAAAAGTGACTCTGGCCGTCACTCCTTTTTCATCAATATCAGACACCACACCAACCCGGATAAGCTGGCGAATCAATGTTTCTAAATCGTTCATTCAGTATCCTTCAATGACTCTACGAATATCTGCCGATGTGGTATACCCACCGTTACTAATGGCATGAGTTGCTTTTGAAACCAGATACTTACCAGAAAATTTACCAAACCCGGCTAAATTGAGCGTGACGCCTGCAATAAGTCGGGTATCACCAGGCAACACCAAAGAACCGGTATTCTGATATTGGTTTTTTAATCTCAACGCCGCTTTCGCTTTACGCTTCGCCTCATCGAGGTTTGCGACCAGTTTTCTGATTTTGAGGTTGGCGCCATCTTCAACAGAAGGATCTTCCCAGGTATACGCCAGTGATTTTCTTTTTTTAGGTACCCGATATTTGCAGGTGCAGCTCTTATACAAATCAGAAGATTGAGCACTGAAGGAATAACGAATAATTTCATCAACACCCAGCGTCAGGGTTGCTATTGGCTCTTTTTCCTCAAACATTTCCTGAGCAAATATCACAAGCTGACTATCCGTAACTTTTAAGGACACGCCTTCATCCTGACAAAGACGATGGAGAAACTTTAAGTCGCTTTCCTCCATCTGGTCTTCACGTTCGTAATATGGATTGCTGCCCTCATCGATAAGAAACATCAGCTCAAGGTTGGCCAGCTTCGCTATTGATGTAGCGATATCCCTGAGCGTAGTTTTCTCCCAGGCGTTACTTTTCAAATCACGGCGTACACCAGCGGCTACGGGTACAGATACCGCGCTAACCTCAACAACAGAAGGAGGGCCAGACGATGTGATACCATCAACCTGAAAACTGCCACACTCCAGCGCTATCTGATTGAATGGCTTAAAGACAAGACGAATAAAGTCCCCTTTTTCAGGTGACCAGTCGCCAGACCATTTCCCGTCGTCGTTCTTCAGCGTAATAGCGATGTCATCAACCTGGCCGTCCTCATTATCGGTATACGATATTGAGAGAATGTCAGACTGCATGTCAGCCGTGATATCCATATTCTGGTAAATCACGTCAAAAAGAGTTTTACGTAACACTGTTTCGCTTCCACGGTGGCAGGTTATTCACGGTTGCCGGCTTTGCAGGTGCATCAGGAACAGTCAGGATGACTCCGGCAGAAAAAAGCACCGTTAAACGGTGCATTGGGTTGGCATCAACAAGCAGATAAGACAGATATTCATTTCCATATAGTCTGGCGGCAATGCTGTCCCAGGCATCGCCCTGTATGGTCCTGTAATTATCCAAAGCTTAACCTCCGACTCTGAAAAAGGTGGGCGCTCATTTTCTTCTCAAAATCTGAGTAACCCGCGTCCAGTGCCCTCTGTACAGCCGCTTCTGTTTCCTTTGGTGAACCAAGGGGAAGATTAATCACTGGTGCGTATGTAATCCCACCAGGCGGTATGACGGCGCCCCCGGAGGCTCCCGAGCGAGATGACAGGCCTCCTGCAACTGATATTCCATGAGGAGAAAAGCGGGTCTGCCCGAACTTACCTGAAATTGCAGTCTGGAGGCTGTTACTCCCGTTAACCCCAGAGGCCAGCGTGGCCATTATTGCGCCACCGGATTTAGTCAGTTGAGAGAATGGCCCGCGCTTTGCGTCAGAAAATGGCAGGTACTCACGAACGGTCGCAAAAACACCCTTCACCTCATCAACCAGAGCATTGGCTTTCGATTTAATACCGGTGATCAGGGTTTCAATAATTTTAGCCCCGGAGTCGCTCCAGTTGATGGTGTTAAGTATGTCAGCCCCCGCTTTGAAGGCCTGTACCAGCCAGCCAACAGGCGTAAAATTCATGAATACAAATTTCAGTCCTTCAAGAGCCTTAACGCCATATTCCCTGATTGTTGGCCACACCTTTACCGCACAGGCCTTGATCTTGTCCCAGTTCTGATAGAGCAAAACCCCGGCCGCAACGAGAGCTGATATAGCCAGCTGTATCCAGCCAAAAGGAGTCATTTTTGTTGCTACAGACAGCGCCAGCATCGCCACACGACAGGCAATAACCGCGGTTCTCATTGCCAGTAACGCCCCGGCCGTCAATACAATCTGCGATACCAGATTGGGGTTATTTGCGACAAACTCACTGACTTTAGTAAGCAATGGCACCAGGACACCAAGCGCCGCGTTTAATGCTGGTTGTAGAGCCTGGCCAAAACTCAGTGCGGCATTACTGGCCTGAATGCGGAGCTGCTTTAAACGCTCCGCATTATCTTTGGTGATATTCGCAAAATCGCGATCAACAACAGCACCACCAGCACCAAGAGAGGTTTCCTTAATCCGTCGGTATTCTTCCCAGTTCTGGATCATTGGCCGGACAAAGTTCTGCACCTGCATATCACCAAAAAGCTCACCCAGTAATTTCTGATCGCCATTTTTGGTCATTTTGATGACAGACTTCATTGCCGCTTCAAACGGGTTCTGTCCTTTCTTTTGTGCGGAAGTAACGATTTTGTACATATCAACGCCAAAGTTCTTTTGAGCCTTCTTCAGCGTTTCAGGCGAAAGGATTTTCGCCATAAAGTTATTCATGTTGTTGGCGGCTTCATCAGAGGTTGATGCCCCCTTACGGGCTATCTGTAGTGCAGCCCCCATTGTTGCTGCAGCCTCATTCCCTCCCATTTTCAAGGCCTGGAACTGGGCGCCAAGAACAGGAAGATTTTTGGCCATATCCTTAAATTCGAAGTTCCCCTCTTTACCCGCCTGAACCAGAATCCCCATAGCTGTTTTCATTTGAGAGGGATCGATTTTAAGAGCATCGCTGAGTGTAAAGGATGCTTTGGAAACATCGAGTATGTCTGAGCCGGTTGCAGTCGCAGTACGCCCTATTGTCAGAAGGTTAGCCTGAGCTTCTTTGTAATCCTGACCAGCTGCAACCAGGAAGCCCTGAGCCGCCTGAATATCAGACGCAAACTGGTTTGACGCAGCCCCGGTGACAAGCATCGCCTGGCCCATAGCCTGAACCTCAGCTGGCTTCATATCTGCTGTCAGGCCGATCATTTTGTTCTCACGGTTAAAATTAGCCGTGTTATTGGCCGCAGCAAATACCCCGGCAGCTACAGCTGTAGTCTGTACACCGGATCTGACTAACTGGCCTTTGGCTTCTCCGAGCTGTTCCATTTTCAGCTCGCGGCGTTTCTCCAGCGAACGGTTGAGTTCATCCTGAGCCCGTTTTGCATCCAGAATATTAGTCCTGGCCTGAGCCAGTGCTGTTTTATAGCGGATTACCTGCTCTACGCTGCGAGACTGAGCTTCACGATTGCGATCAATGCTGAGTTTCAGCTCTTTTTCACGAGCTGTCAGCCCCTTAGCTGATGTATCAGCCCCACCGTAGGCGTTTTTCAGCGAAGCGAGTTCGTCACGCTGTGAACGTAACGATGTGCGTAAATTTGATGACTGAGTTTTTGCCCTTTCAAACTCCCGGATCATCGCCCGGGTTGGGTTCTCGGTATTACTTATCTGCCGCTGCAGCTCTTCCACGCGAGCGGCCGCTTTATGGTATTCAAGCGCCGTCTGCCCAACCCTGGCTTTCATCGCCTGAAGCTTTTGAACCTCGCCCTGGTCTTTTCTGAGATCGGTTAACTCAGAGTTAAGTTTCGCCACTGCCTGATGAGCAACGTTAAAACTCTTTGGGAGAGAGGCGGCAACTTTGCCGCCTATTTCAAAAGCCAGCTGAAAGTTCTTATTACTGGCCATTATTTATTATCCTCATTAAACAGCTCAATCCAGGCGATAAGGCGACTCAGCCGAAGCGAGAGCCAGTATGAAATCGGTGTGAATTGTTCTGATTGAGAGAGGGAACGAGCGGCCCTCATGACTTGCTTATCCATTGGGGTGCGTGGATCGAACCCTACGCCAGCAAAAAACTTTGTACCCTCTGGCAGATTTTCACGAAGTCACGCGCTGGCAAGCCGTTAATATACTCAACCGGACGATCCAGACAGCGAGCAGCTAACGCAGCTTGGACTTTATTATCTAATGCAGCTGAAGCAGAAACATGCCCCTGAGCCTGTAATACGTCAGTCACTTCTAAAATATCCGCCCCCTTCAACTCGTCCAGGTTAAGAACTATTTTTGACGTTGGTTCATAATCTTCAAAACGATACTCTTTACTTAATTCAATAATTTCCATCTTATCCCCTTAGAGCCCTAAATCATCACGAACAGTCTGAAGGATATCTTCGCCATTAAAGATGCAGATATAATTCAACTTATCTATTTCAAGAACTTCCTTTCCGTTAATAAATAATTTGAGATACAGAACCTCAAATTCATTTTCAGTATCAGTCGCTTTTGATACCTGTAACGAACCAAGATCTAATTTCTTAGGATTCAGCTTCATTGAAGCGCGGATTGGTACGGTTTTATATTTACCGGTTCCCGCATCGTAGACCTGCTGACTCCCCCTGAAATCCACCTGATGCGATGAAGAAAGAAACAGGTTTGTACCATCAGCTGTTAATGTTCGCCATTTCAGCGAAACACTCATTGATTTGAAGTGTCCGAGCGTCCCGGTTTCAATTTCACCTGCAATTCCGGCACCTGAAACTGTTTCTGTCATCATTTCAATGGACGGTAATTTAGCATCAGCTATGCCAATAATACGGCTACCTTCACCATAAACGGTGAAGTTAATTAAACGTTCTGGAATTTGATTACTCAAAACAACCCCCTGTTAATTAGCTGAGCCAAACAGATTCAATAAATAGTCGGGGTTATATTCCATAATAAACTCTATATCTCGCGCCGGAGAGTATGGAGTAAATTTCACATGGAATTTAACGATCCCATCCATCAACGCCGTCGTCGGATTTTCAGCCTGATTAAATTCGACCTTACCGCCAGCAATGTCCTGATTCCCGGTAAGACCGTTAAACCAGATATTAGCGCTGGTAACGACTGACTCAATAAGCCGTCGGTTAGCAGGGTCATCTATTTTTGACCAGTGTGTCAAAATTAGCGTATTCCCTGTCCAGTTAAACATTCGGCGCCCGACACGAAACGCGTCTTTCGGGTCTGTATTTTTTGGATAAATTGCGGTGCGGTTTCCCCAGGATTTCCAGCCATCAAAATTAAGGCTGGTTACGATCCCCTGACCGTTCAGATAGTTGGCCTGACTGTTATTCAACCAAACCTCTGAGCCATCTTTACGAACAGCACCATCCATTTGCAATGTGATATTCGACGGAGAACGTGAAGGAACATCACCGTTTTTACTGTCCATCAGACATGTTGCAGCTGCCAGATGAGTGGAGTGGTAATAAATGGTGTCTCCCAGCTTCACCATCGGCCAACATACAGTCTGGTTCGCGGCGAGCTGGTTATTGTTCTGCTTCCATTCCGGTACCGCTGAGTAATCACTGATTATCGCCGTATCGGTTGGGGCGTCAGTTAACGCTTCAGCTTTAAACAGCTCGCTTATCATCGCGGATTTAGTCGCCATTAACTGGCCAACTTCACTGTCCGTACTAAATCCAGGCGCAATCACCTGGCCGGGAACCAGTTTAAAGCGCGGATAAACGTCAGCAAGCAGCTCAAGGCCGGTACTTAACTTAGTGTTAAGATCAACACCGCCGATAATGTCATCTTTGGTCACTGCATCAGGATCAAGGTGTGTATAACTTACGGTTAGCGCTGCATCTTTATCCTTGATAGCCCCGCCAGTGATTGCGGTAATGACCGTATACCCATCGTCATCAAGAGCAAGAATATAGTCGGTATCAACAACAAGAACGGCCGCATCGGGCGCAGCACTTTTTACAACAACAGAGTCGTAGAGAACCCCATCCTTAGCCAGCGTTGACTTACCGCCTGAAAGTTTGACGGCTTCATCGACAACGTCTGCTTTGTGTTTTGTCGGGTCCAGTACATTGATAAACACAACCGGAGCCACGCCATAGATACCAAAAGCGACCTTAATCACTTCGCTCAAAGTATATTTTTCAAAGTTAGTGCTGAAACCTATCTTTGAAACGGCTTCGGCATAGGTGTATGCAATAACCGGTTTATTAACCGCAGATGATGGATTATCAAGCTGGTTTACTGGAGAAGTACCAAACGCAACAATTAACCCCGCACTAACGTTTACTGGAGGTGTAATTGAAGTAGGTATTTCAGATGTATAAATACCGTGACGGTAGCCCATTAATTAATCTCCTTCATCGCTGCAAAAACACGCGAATACATCACAGCTTCAACACTGGTTTTATCGCTAAGCCGCTTTTCTGCATCAGCAAAATCAGCAGTAGTAACAAAGAGTTGTTTAGCACCAGGAATAACGCTTATCAGCTTTTCACACTCCACCGACAAACCATTCCGATATATTCTGTGCTTCAGCAATGAAATTTGAGGAATTGTTGGCCCGATATAAATTAATGTCGGGATATTTTCTTTTTTTGGCGTAGCCGCGCCCGCCGCTTTCGCGGTTTTTTTCTCAGTAGTCATTAGAGATCGTCCTGAAATTGAGTATTTTGAGGTTTAATTACTGACCAGGAACCAATCGCCTCCATTACCCAAAAAGGATATGGCTGATCATCGAACAACTTCCAGTGGATATCGTTCTGAAATTCATACTGCATATCCAGAACAGGTTTTTCCTGAAAATCCTTAGCCATTCGGCCAAGAACAATCATTAACCATTCATATCCGGTTGGATCTTCACAAAAACCACCCAGCAGGAATTTCACCCGAACAGTATCCATGTCAGGCTGCATTCCCCCTTCTGTGGGACGGATTATAATGTGAGGAAACTCTGGAGGTTTATTTGGGTCTGGGGCTGATTTTGGTGGTAAAAAACCTTTGAAGATAGTGGGAACATACAACTTAACGTCTGTGTCCCTCTCATCCTCTGAAGGCCCCTGTATCAACAGGTTAGGGCAAATCTCTTTCTCTAACCGACTTTTTATTGCATCAATCAACAGATTGCTCAAATTGGCATACCTCTGTTCGTATTGATAGTCAGAGTTATTTCTAACACCCCTGAATTATCTGCGGCCTCATTCACAACATAGCTACGACCGTTAATAACCATTAATTGGTCCTTAACAGGAACGTGAGCAAAATCATTACGCGAAGCAAATAGCGTTATTTGCCCCTGATTTACACCCTCAGCAAACTCAGCATATGAGCGCTTATTACGTTCGTGAACGAGGTCTGTATCCAGAACGGCAAGGATGTCCTTGCCGTCAATGTTGTAGATGTCAGCAAACTCTTTCTCATTCATAAATACCGCAGAAATATCCTGCACCATTATCTCTTTAAAAGAGTTCATCGAATGTTACGCCTTTGATTTTTTTTCCTTCGCAGAAGCCTTAGCCTGGTCCTTTTCTGGCTTTATGCCTTCCTCTGCAACGCTATCGGAATAATTGGTGTTATCTCCACCAGAAACACCTGTACTGATATTCGTGTTAGCGATATCTGTATCGATCTCGCTAACATTGAAAATACAAGTGCCAGCCTCTTCCGCACTGATTAGCCCCTCATCAACAGCATCATTTACTGCAGCAGCATAACCATGCCGATAACCCCGCTTGAATGCCATTTCAAACGCTTCAGCAGCGTTCTCAGCGTTTTTTCCGTTATCAGTGAGGGGTTCGTCGCCATCAGTCGCTTTAGCGTGACCTGAAGCGATTAGCTCAGCAATTTTTGATTCTGGCAAAACCCCATCAAGCAAACGGCCCGCTTTAAGCGAGCCGTATTGACGGGTATCGATGTTTTTAACTAAACGGGCCATTTACACCACCTTAGCAACCAGATAAGCATCCGCCACGCCGGGGTTAGGCAACGGCGCGGACTTCATCGCGACAAAACGCCCTTCTGGTTTTCGGCTTACCCAGGTATCGGGAACACGAGGTGATTCCACCAGCGTGAAGCTTTTTTCCGCTTCATCGGCCAGTACAACCGCCCCATAGAGCATTTCACCGCGTCCCGGCGCACCGAGAAGAATTTTATCTTCAGGTACCAACGGTTCTGTTTTTCCGCTTACGTCGTTGTAAACCAGTTCATCGTAGCCATAGAAATCAACGCCTTCGATGGTACCGTAAAATGTAACGCCCTCTTCCAGATCTTTAGGCTCAATCTTACCTAACTCCTTACGGCGGTTATCCAGGTACTTACTGATAGCTTCGTTTGCAACGAAGGCATCAACAACTTTAGCCCCCATGACTGCAACGCGCGGGGTAAAACCAGATGTTAATGACACCTTACGCTTCCAGTTGCGCACATTGACCAGTGGATCAGATGCAGCCGATGTCCAGAGGTCATCACCAGTCAGTTCAAGATACGGTTTATCAGCATCATTATCCGGCCAGAAATATACTGTTTCTTCTACACCAGTACCGACGATTTCAACCATACCGCTGAAAAGAACCTGAGAACACATCCATTCTTCGCGACGGTTGACCATATCATCCAGTTCAACCAGATCTTTACCTAATTGCTCAGCGGCGCGTTCCTGTGGCGATTTAGAGTTATAGATATTCTCACCTGGCAGGCGATTAAGAAGATGCTCTGCAGTAGTAACTAAATCAGGTGCAACGAGCGGTGGCCGTAACGTTTTTGTTTCAAAACCGTGGCGCTCAACCGTTTTTGAGCCATACCCTTTACCAACAAATGGCGCCATAGTGCGACCACCGCGAACAAAGTCGAGATCCACTTTTTCAGTGTTGAAGGTCGAAATACCAGGGAAAAATGTACGCAGAAGGAAGCGGCGTGGTTCAAAGTTCTGTATGACCGGCTCCAGCATCGTGCGACGTTCAAAAATATCAATATTTGGCATGTTTATTCAGCTCCTTCAGGCCACAGGGTTAGGCATAGCATCGTTGAGGAATAAACCGACCTTACGGCAGGCCAGATATACATCAGCAACCTTTACACCAGCTGGCAGAATCACTTTGCGACTATTGAATACTCCGGTCGCCCAGGCAGTTCCACGACATGCTTTTTTAGAAGCATCGATACGATGCTGTGCAATACAGAACGGTAATTTTTCTTCCGCATTCGCACTGGTCAGGTCAATCGCTGCAACCGTAACTACGTTGGTTGCAGGATCAATACTGACGAAGGAAAGCAACGTGCCGCGCTCAATAACACCGCTGGCTACATTGATATTGACTGGTACAGCTGGCATGGCGCCAGATATAACCAGGTTGTCTGGTTCATGAGTAAAAGTTTCCTGCATGTCCTACCCCTCAACGCTTGTTACGATTTTGAAATGCCGAACCAATGCTGTTTTTCACTGCTTCAACCTCTTGCTCACCCTTATTCTGTGGTGCCCGGGTATCAACGGCTTTTTTCAGCGGATCGGCATCATCCATTCTGTTCTGCAGATACGCGGCATTACGGCCGCGCTCCGCGTTCATAATTTCCAGAGCCAATGCTTCAGCAGATACCCCTGTTTCGAATTTGGCTTTGTTGACCAATTCGTCATGCCCGGGAATAACTGAATCCTCAATTTGCTTAATTCGCTCACGTTCGGCCTTCACACCGTCATCTTTACCTGCATTGAATACCTGGTTATATAAATCAGGATGTTTGTTTTTCAGGGTTTCGAGATCCACGATCTCCTCCTCGTTATGCGCGGTCGGCACCGCAGATTGTTTGTTATCTGGTACTGTTAATTTGGCGAGTGAATCAGGTAGGTGAGCAAAGCGGGAAGCGTCAAAGCTCATACCATTCAGGGAGAAAACGCCGTTGTTAAGAGATGCGGCCAGGCGCATTGGCTGTTCCACTTCATCGGCAAAGCCCAGCTCAACAGCTTCATCGGCACTGAACCAGGTTTCGGCGTCCATCAACTCAATAAGTTTTTCGTCAGAAAGCCCCGTTTTTTCACGATAAGCGGCCAGGATGCTATTTCTGACTTTATCCATCATTTCAGCGATGCTACGAAGCTCTTCTGAGTCACCAGCGGCAAACGTCCACGGGTTATGGATCATCATCATTGCGTTAGCCGGTATGATGATTTTATCCCCGGCCATCGCAATGATGGTTGCGGCCGATGCAGCTATACCATCGATATAGACGGTGACATTAGCCGGGTGACGCTTCAGGGAAGAGAGTATCGCTTGCGCGGTAAAAACTGAGCCGCCATAGCTGTTGATGCGGACAACAATGGTTTTAGCCGTGATGTCCTTCAGTTGCTTAACGACTTCAGCGGAAGAAATATCATCCCATTCCCCGATATAGCCGTAGAGTTGTATTTCAGCCGGGGTATCATCTTCCCCCGCTGAGTTTTTGATATTCCACCAGTTAGACATTTAGTTCCTCTTCATCAGGTTTTTCAGGTACATCAGGCGTACTAGCCAGCTTCAGATCTCGTCGCGTAGCTTCTTCTCTTCCGCTAATCTGCGCGGCCTCTTCCCAGTTCAAACCGGACATTTCAGCGGCTTCTTTATCTCGTGTAGAGAACGTTTCTTCTACACGCATTTTCGCCGCCTTCACTTCCTTCAGAGGATCGAGCTGTCCCTGAGATGGGCCATACCACTGAGCGCCACACCAGGCCGCCTTATATTCAGGCCCATAAAAAAAGCCGGGTGCGATAACCCGGCCTTTCGCCACTGCTTCAGATAACCATTCCTCATAAATGGGCTGGCAGAACGACAACACCATCCACTCTCTCCGCATCCTGAACATCTTCCAGGCTTCCAGAAGAGCTGCACGACTAGCGCTATAGCTGGCTGTGAAGTGTTTAACCAGCAGTTCGTATGGCAATTCAAGCGCAGCACCAATCTGGCGGCAAATAGCCACGACAAAACCATCAAATGCAGTATTAGGTCGCCCTGGATTAGCTGTGTCTACTGACTCCCCATCACCAAGGCTAATGACAGATCCAGACCCCATTTCGATCGTATTTTCATCGTGATTATCGATCTGCTCATATTGAGGAATACCAGCCTCACCTATTGGCCCTTCAGGAGCCTCCGTTTTAACGAATACAGTAAATAACCCAGAAACAACCGCAGCGACCAGCTCCGCATCTGTGTAGCGACCCAACTGCTTCAGCGCTTCAATAACTGGAGCCAAGACAGGAACACCGCGCCGCTGTCCAGGCCGCTCCCAATCCTGCATGACATGGAGAACATTACGTCGCCCCGTTTTCTTGCCATAAGCCGGTATTCGTTCCCACTTCCTCTGGACAAAGCTGGATGTACTCGCGGGGTGGTGCTTAGCAATCCAGTAAGCAACCGGATCGCCGTATTCACCTAGTTCAATACCGCCATACATATCAGGGATAACAGTGGTATCGGGATTACAAACGCGATCACCTTCTATGAGGTAAACGCACAAATCATAGATAACCCCTTTCCGTTTTATTACAGGAAGCGTGGCAAACACATCACCAGACGACAACGCCGATATCTGGACCAGTGATTGAAGCTGACCAAATGTACACATTCTTGATGCGTCACAGTTCACTGAATCAGCCCATAGACGGAACTCACGCTCCGTATTCTTTTCCCATAATCTCGCTTCTTCCGGTGACAAGCCCAGAAACTCAGCATCGATGTTAGCGTTGAGCTTTAGCCCCGAACCAACAACATTAGTTCGGATCGTTTTTATGGCTCCTGTCGCAAGAGGATTACCCATAAAAAGATCACGCGAACGTTCCCGCAATATATTCAGTGGCTTAACGATATCGTCATCCGGCGAGCCAGCTCGACTAAACCAGCCGCGCATTGATTTCTTATGCGTACTTGCACCGTGGCGGTCGTAACCTAAATTATTAATGGCTTCCAGTTTCTTCCTTGCCACAGCCCTGTTTAGCGCTCTTTGAGGTGAAAACGGTGCAATGACCTTATCCAGAATGTTCATAAATCTCTCACTACAACGCGTTTAACACGCGGTCCGCGGCGAGTACCGGCAGTCATCCGCTCGACCTCATTACGCCAGAAGTCAAGCTGCTCTCTCACTTCTGAAAGATCCGCTCTGTTTAACTGCCTTGTTCCCAACTTATAGGACTGTCCACCGATTGCGATAGCCCGGTATGCCTCTTTCCAGACCGACAGCATTTCTTGAGCTTCAGTTAGCGAAATGGCCTCATAACTCATTGATATTTCTCCTATGCGGTAACTCCGCGACTTCTGACTCGTCGCCGTTTTTTTTGCGTGCTTTGCTGTTGCTGTTGAACATAGACGTTTCCTCGTTGTTCCTGCTCGGCAAGCCAGTCAAAGTTGGGGTTTAGTATTTCCATCGCCGCAGACGCATAGTTACGGCAGTCGAGTGGCTCATTTCGGTTGTAAATCTTTTCCCATTTCTCTTTTGTCTGACCATTTTTGTATTCAAAGACCTTCTTCTCTGAGAGCAAACCTTTGAAGTATTCAGTGTCATACCCTCGCTCTGAATCGACCGGGAAGTGCATATAACCGGGGCCTGGGTCGTGAAGTTTGATGCGAGCGATAATAGTGCCTTTCCCATCATCCACGCCGAGATTGAACAGCATTGCACCAATGCGATTGTTATTATTCGGTTTGCCAATGAATGGCAGCCCCACACCGCCGCGCCCTCTAATTGAGTAAATTCGACGAGATTCGCGAGATTTTGTGAACCGGTAAGTTTCTGTTGTGAAGTGACCGCCGGAGTCAACACATGCAGCGGCTATCGACAGGCGCTGGCCGTCACGGAATTGCCACGACCGGAGAAGAAACTCATCCAGCTGCTGCCAAACAGCAGATTGAGCAGGGTCCCCCATGAATATTTTGTATTCAATCCCCCAGGATTCTTTGCCTTTCCCCCATCCCACAACTTCAGCGACCAGATAACTATCCTGCACATCAACACCCGCGGTCAGAAGCAATACGCCGTCAGGTAAAAAATCCTCATACCGAACACGACGCTGCAGAAGATACTCATGGTCAATTTCTTCTTTCGCGTCCTCTTTCCACGGTTCACCCAACTTCAGGTTGATGAATTCCATTAAGCCGTTTTTATCGCGGTTTTTTGTCGCTTCGGCGAACTCAGCTACGAGCTCAGACAATGCTACCCACGGAGAATAAAGACTGCTGATATGGAACCCAACAATACCTTTTATTTCGGGGTGCTCCGGGATCCAGACCCCTTTAGCCAGCCAGTCAACATCTGGCTTCCCTGGTCCACGGATAACATCGCCGCACTCACGACATTCGTAGCGAGCCGTTTCAGGCAACGCTTCCCCCATGTCGTTCTTATCCCATTTCACTTGCGACCATTTCAGTACCTGCATAGCCCCGCAGCAGGGGCAAGGCACATGGTAATAACGCTGATCCGAGAGCTTGAACCACTTATGAATGTTGCTCGTTTTTTCTAACACAGGGGTAGAAACAAACACTTTTTTGCGGTTATGGAAGTTTGTCGTTCGTTGAATACCCAGCTTTAATGGATCGCCTTCCTGCGTCACACCGTAACGGTCGATTTCATCAGCTAACAATATTCGAATTGGACGGGAAGCAAGACCAGCTGGCGAGTTAGCGCCAACCAGCGCCACATACCCCCCCGCATAGTGTTTCATACGGATCGTAGTGCTGGACTTTTTAGCCGCGCCACGACCTTCTTTCCCTTCACGGAGCTTATTCTTTAATCCCGGAGAATACTTAAAGGTGGGATCGATACGCTCTTTCGAAAAGGCTTCAGCTGCTTCAACTGTCGGGTAAATCATCAGCTGTGGTGAGGGTTCCTGATCGGTAAAATACCCCATCACATTGAGCTGCATTTCTGACTTACCAATCTGCGAACTACACTGCATGACTACCGTTTCAGTATCAGCATCGCCAATAACATCCATCGGTTCACGCAGGTAAGGTACTCGACTGGTGCGCCACGGCCCCGGCTCGGGAGAAGTTCCCGGCGCCACATGACGATATTTATCGGCCCACTCAGAAACGGTTAGCCGTGATTTTGGGCGAAGCGCACGGAAAAACGCGGTGCTCCATACTGTTTCGCCCATGCGGTTTATTCTTCCTGCTTAATAAATCGGGATTCCTGAAGCGCCTGAAGCGCAAAATTAATCTCATCCTCAATGATGCGTTCAATCTCCCTTGCCGTTTTTCCCTCACAGCGCGGGGCGGCACGGGGAGCAATACTAAACAACCGACTTCTCAACTCGTTTGCAGCGAGAAAAGCATCATCAGCAACGGTATCTTTAGCTATAAGCGATCCTTCTTTTTCTTCGTACTCCAGCTTTTTTAATTTCGCCTGATAAACCTTTTCTGCGGTCTTGGCCTTATTGAACTGTGCAGCGACGGCAGTCGCACCACCAGCTAATCCAGCATCATCACCGGGTAGTTCAGGCTCGGTTGATCTGTGGCCTTTTTTACCGTTAATGGTTGAGGCTTCCCGGCCAACCTGTTTACTCGCCTCATACGCAGTACTGGCTGTATCAAAATCCAGTTTTCCGCTTTTCAGTACAGGTATCCGGCCAGACGCACATAACTTTGTGACCATCGCCGGAGAGATGCCTTTTCGCCTCGCAAATTCTGACTTACTGACGATGGCCATCACTGGCACCTGTCAGCGAGGTATTTCACAAACCCTTCATGGGTCTCATGCGCATCGTGGTACTGGCGGTATACATCCAGTAACAGCGCAATCTCTGTATCAGTTGCCGGGATACGGTCTTTATCAATGGTGAGATACTTAATCTGAACGATCGGCGGTGCGTCATCTTCCTCAGATGGGGGAGGCTCAACATTTAACATATCGTCAATCTCAGAATCGCTAAATCCGAGTAACTCAATGTCAAAATCGCTATCAACCAGCTCACTGACTTCTTCGGCAAGCAGCTGCATATCCCATCCGGCATTTAATGCCAGCTTGTTATCAGCAATGCGATAGGCTTTTTTTTGCTTTGGTGTAAGACCCGTTAGCCTGATGACAGGTATCTTCTCTATCTCCAGAACTTCAGCAGCAGTCAGACGTCCATGCCCCGCAATAATTTCATTGTCCTCGTCGATCAGCACCGGGTTCGTAAATCCAAACTCCCGGATGCTGTTGACGATTTGATCCACCTGCTCATCAGAGTGAGTTCGTGAATTTTTAGCGTAACGAAGCAGTTTGCCACGCGGCAAATATTCGATTTTTAGCATCATTTTTTCACCACGATTGTCAGTCGGTAAAAGAAAACCGAGTAACCCAATGAAAACAAAAAGGAAATTAGAGGATCTTTTTACCCATGGAGGGTAAAAGAAAACAACATAATTGTCTGATTTTATTGCATTTTAATGGATAAAAAGGATCTAAATCGATGCAATGAGTAAAAAAATAGATATAACAGACTGAAAATAAAGAGCTTTGTTTAATCTTTTGTTTTTAAGGTTAAAAAAATAGATGTAACTCGATGATATTTAAGATAAATAACCATCTTCTTTTTACCATTAGCAAACCAGCTAAAAACACTATTTTCCTTCTATAAATCAATCAGATAATTCAATTCTTTTTACCGATCACTTTTAACCTAACTTTTCCGGCGTTCAGCTAGTCGATTCTCGGGGTTCGAATGACCCGCATTCAACGCTCTTGGCCAGAAGGACCCAAAGGGGTTGGCAGGTGATCCCACAGGCTGTCAGCCAGCCCCTCAGAGCCAGCCGCAGCACGCCGCACACGCGGCGAATATTAGTCGAACTTCTTAGCAAGTAACTCATCAATAGCCTTTGCAATCTCATCAGTGAAGGCCGCTTCACCAGCCCGCAGAGCAACACCATGCCAGTCAAGCCGTTGCGAATAGTTAGGTCGTTGAATGAATGTAAGGATCAGCGTAGGACACCGCCCAACGCGCTGCCACACGCCAGGCTGTAGCGGGTTACTCGTACCAGGACGAATAACAAAGAACTCCGTAGGCTTGCCCTGACGGCGGTTCTGATGCACATCGCGCTGCACACGCAGACCGGACAGCACTTGCTGCAATTGCCCCCGGTTAATATTCCCGTATTTATCCCGCTTTGCGCCGGGGCCAGGGGCAACCTGCCAGCCGTTCGGCAGATAACCACCAGCCCTCAATGCACCTTCAGATCGCTTATATTGGCGCTCTCCCCCTTCAATCTGCGGCGTTAGCGTAGTTGGCGCAGGTGTACCGCCCCACTCCCGAGCATAAACAACAGCTTTGGGATTGTTTTTTTTAGCGGCCAGAATATATGTTGAGTTCAAAATCCACGGCGTCGGGTTGTCGAACACACGGCCGATTTCATCCTTCAGTGCCATCTGCGCCGCCTTAGCTGTTCTGGTTGCCGTAAGTGCCATCGCAAACGGTATTTCACGTTCTTCCAGACGTATGAGCTGGTGCTGAATGACCTGAGCGTCAAAATCCAACTTAACTTCAATATTGTCAGCCACCAGCTCCCCCTGCTTAATCATATGGTCCACGAAGTACAGACGCCTTTTAGCACTCACGGCCTGAGGCTCATGTTATCTTTGAGGATGTCGAGTACGTCCGTCTGGTCTATCTTAACGAGACGATTCAGGATGTATGTCGCATTTATGCCAATCAGATCATTGCGTTGCGCTTTGAGTTCAGCAATTCTGGATTGGATGTCAGGTTTTGACATGTTTTCGGACGCGGTACGGTTAGCTGTCTTTGCGCTGTACCCCGCCCGAATATCCGCTTGCGTGGCGTTTAAATCGATGAGGTACTCGCGACAGAACGTCTCTTGTTTGCGGTGAGTGACATTTTTTTATTGCCCGAAGAGTTTTTATGACTATCTATTACACAGTAGACCGTGCTGGTCATCATGGTATGCCAAACCCACTTTCCGCTGGCTTAGTGATTACAGCATCGGAGAGCTTCAACCATTTGCCTCCCAATATTGCTACACATCTGTCAGCATTGCTTCCAGGTGATTATTCTCGTCATGGGAAGCAATATTTGATTGACAACATTGCCATGACTAATCACGCAGGACATCCAATGGAGATAATACTCGAGTTGATTAGACAAAGAGATTATCCAACCAAGCCATCAAGGTTACAGTCTGCCTTTGGTTGCTTATCCTTATCAGATGCAGATTCTTTCAGAAAGCTAAACAACAGATTTTCCAGCGCTCCTATTTTTGAGATTTCGCCATTAAATCAGCAAGCTCATGTTGCTGATATGCACTTGTTGAGTATCGCTTGCCCAGCTCATGAATATCTCAATAAATGTCATCTTTATTGGCGGGGATTGCCTGGGCAAAACCCTTTTTGGGAGGCAGTTATTCCATTACCTGCAACAGTAGGAAATCAAGTGGCTTGAAAGAGAACGGGCTAGGGATGCTTTTCAATAGACTCGCAGTCCTGTTTTGCCATTTTAACCCTCAGTTTCTTGAAAACTATTTAATCAGATGTATCTTTGATAACGCAGTATCAACGCTCTATTAATTCAAGGAATTTAGAATGAAATACTCACAGCAAGAAAAACTACAGATCATGATGCTCAGTGATATTCACCGAGCATTAGAAATTGAAAACTCATTTGATACTGACCTCATTGACGAAGCAGTCAGCACGGATAACTACTGGGCTTTATCCTGGGAATACCCAAGCCTTCAAGATGAAAACGAGGAGACCCCTTGGGAGGTCCAACTATTCGTTGATGCCTATGATATGTATGACATTCTCCAATACACATACGAACGTTTCAGTGCGGAAGATAAAGCAGAGGTTGCCGAAACTATTCGTAATTTCGATGAAAAATTCTCACTCACATTCCCTGGGTTTGACGGTAACAACGAATCAAAGTTTCTTTTGATTGGTAGTTTATTGAAACGGATGGGAAGGTTTAGCGGCAAAGACGCTCTCACTCGGAACTCTCACATGCCCTCTGTTGAAATTTACCAACGTATGCTTGAAGTTTTCCTTCCAGCTCGAGCTAAAAATTGGATTCACAATGTGGGCATAACTAAACAAGATTTTATCGATACACTCAACGCGAGAGTACACCCAGAAAATCGTTAAGAGTTAATGCCCGTAAATGCGGGCATTATTCATCATGGAGACCTATTACTTTGTCATAGGTGCGCTCACAGGCATTTCCGGCGACATAACGCTCATCAGCCTCTTTTGCGAACTTTCCCGCCAGATCGTCAGCTTCGCCAAGCAACTGGGCGAGCAGTATTCCGGTCTCGGCTTTTGCCTGGCTTGCTGCGGCAAGAGCGGAAAGCCTGCCGGTTTCACTTCCTGCGAGCTGCCGTTGCACTGCTGCGAGCTGCTGTTGCAGCCCACCACGAGCACGCTCAGCAGCATCAGCATCAGCCTGTATTTTTGCCAGTTCTTCATCGGCTCTTTTCCGTTCTTCATCTGCGGCGTGCTGGCGACGCTGCTCTTTCGCTCTTTCGGTTACTTCACGCTGCAATGCGGTGGTCGCATCAGTAAGGTCTCGTTGCGCCCACTGGAATTTCCAGGATGTATCCGCCTTCTGATAACCTCGTGAATAACACCAGTACGCACCAGCACATAACAAAAAAGCCACCAGCAGTATTTCTGCTAATGGCTTCCAGAGTTTTTTAAGCAATACAGGTAATAGATTCATACCAGCACCGATTTTGCTTTCTCAAAGCGCTCACGCCGATCACCGATGCCGTTATGCCCTCCGTTGATGATTTGCGTAACGCGTACCAGGTCGCCGGTGAACTTCAAGCATCCTTTGGTGGCGAAAAACCACGCTGCGGATCGGGCTGCATATCCTTCCTGCTCCAGTAGTTGTGGCACCAGCAATAAATCAATACCCAGCGCATCGCCGCACTTGTGGTAATTATCACGACCGGTAATCTGGATAAGCCCACGCCCGCGATACTTCCAACCATCTCCGGCGTCTTTGTTACCCATGCGGCCACCGTAAACCAGATTTGCTATTTGCGGCTGGTGGGCCACCTGCTTACCATCGACACGCCCCAGCATTTCACACTGATACGGCGTCAGGCGTTTACCAAACGTCTTCTTCAGCGCCTCCACTGAATAATTGAAGCTTTCCTTCAGAACAGTAAATCCTGCTGATTCATGTCCCGTTTGTGCAATAAACATGACCTGATCGATTGGAGCAGTAATACCGAATTCGCTCATTGCCGCATCAATGTGTGGAAACCAGCGCGCAGAAAGCCCGGCGCTAATACCAGCCGCCTGCTGAAATTGTTGTTGATTCATCGGTGCCTCAGTGCATCGACCAGACGCGCCACATTACCGCGAGCCCACAGCACAGCAGCGCAGATAAGGATATTCACCATCACCACCAGCCAGTGGGATGATTCATATAAACCAAAAACAAACCGGAAAGGGACGCTGGCATATACCAGCACCATGACATAGGCCAGTAACGAAATCAGGGGGCGGTGTGCCGCATCACCACGTCGGTAAAACATCAGAACGATTACTATTACCCCACAAATTACGGCATTCAGAACTGCAGAAGGGTCATTTGCTACCATTTGATCCCCCTCCCCTGATACGAGAAAGAATACTGAACAGGCTGTTCAGATCCTGACTGTTAAGAAAAGTGAGAAACTTTATACACATTGCAGAAATAATCACTGCGCCAAGAGCATCCAGTGGTTTTTCATAATGCGTTATTGCCGCAAGCTTAGTACCTATCAACCCGGCGCCAAGCACTCCCACAATAAATGACGTGATAAAATAAGCGACCAGCCTGATGCGTCCGATGTTGGTTGCCGTGGCGACATAAAATACCGAGCCGGCAAAAGCGCCGAATACCACACCATAGTCGGTTCCGGTTGCCAGACCAAATACACTGGCCCCCATTAATCCACCAGCCAACACTGTCGCACTGGATACAGGTTCGGACATTCATCCCCCTCTGGTTGTGTGGGTCCTCTCAGTTATGAGGGGAAATAATAAATATCCTCCGGCATAGCCGGAGGATATTTATTCATAAAGAACACAATTAAGAATAATACCGATTTAATTAAAATAACTTGATCTCACAGTTGAAGAATGAATAATAGCGAGCCCTGCCAAGGCAGGGCATAGAAATAACCAACGAGAAAAAATAGGTAGGAACTAATGAAAAACACCGCTCTGGGTAAGTTCATTTTTATCGTCGGCACCGCGTTACTGCTCGGTGGCTGTAGTGGCATGGTCATGCCTCCCTATGCCACCCACGGTACATCGGTCGGAATCATTGCGCCGGCGGGAGGCTATAGCGAGTGGCACACGGATAGCCGCAACCACACCACAGGAGACAGTCACAGCCAGTCACAGGGAAACTGCACCCAAAGTGAAGATAGCCAGCTCAGCGAAAATGGTCTCACACGGACACACCAAAGCAACTGTAACACCCGTAGTCAAACCCACAGCAGTAGCACCAGCAAAACCCGCTCCAGCAGCGTCGGTTTCAGCGTCGGGGGGCCTGTTGGTGCTAGCATAGGGTTGATTAAGCAGATGGAGTCGATGAACCGTGCGCCAGCCAACGATATGAGTAGTAATGAGATGTTCAAGAATTTCGGTTTCTAGCACATAACGCCACCTGGTACCGTTGTGGTGTCTGGCCCGGCGGCTATCTGTAACGACTCACAATCGAAAAAAGTCAGACTCGCAATCAGCGCAAATTTTGGCTCACAATAACTGCAACTGAAATCGGACGTGGACTCACGCTAAGTGAGAGCGAAATCCGACGCTCAGAGCCAAATGAGAAGTTTTTTCCATTGGCAGTAATTGTGAGCCAGCAAAAATAGATTGTGAGTCCATTGAATGGGGATCGTTGTGCATTTTCATAAGCCTCACCTCCGATAGCTCGGATGGCGCAGTGTGAAGTAGGAAGGCCGCCCGGTGGATTAACGACAAAACTCAGAGGGATTATTCCGGACAGCACAAACAGAAAAGCCCCGGCAATCACCGAGGCTTAAATTGTTGCCGGTTACCGCTCCGGCGCGATCAGCAAAAGCTATCGCGGTATCAGATTGTGGTCCTGCCTGTGTGAGCTTTGCGGTCGGCTGGAACATGTAGACTCCGCATCACTCCCCGCACTTTGTCTTATTGGCGTCGGGAATCCATAAAAGAAAACCCCGCCGAGGCGAGGTTCTTAATTCTTGTAACGTCACAGGCATAATAACCCATCGTTGGAATCAGGTTAGCCATTTTCCGTTAAGTTTGCAATAGCTAAATTATTTTGGTCATCGAGTCACGTTTCCCAGAACCTTTTCTGCATACGATTCCTCAATATGGCAATGCTCCACCAGCCGATCGAAAAACAGTTTATAGTTGTACCGCCATACCATTTCCGTTACTCCTAGTGCTTTAAAAATCTCGGTATCTTTGAGACGTGGGTAGCCTCTTCCCTTGCATCTTGGGCATTTTTTATAAACCGGCACGCCCTGCAACTCAGATTTTTTCTTATCGAGAATTTCTCCGCGTCCCCGGCAACGACATTCATTTTTCACATGGCCTTTGCCATCACACGCCTTACACACTACGCGCACCTGCTCACGAACTGATTTCCACACCTCCCAGTCGGACGGAGAAATACCTTTCGTATCTTTTACCCATTTTGGTGGCTTACCATCCGGATAGGTAACCTTGTTCGTGAAAACCTCAGCATCAATTAATTTAGCACCATGACAGCTACTGCACGTCACCAGGCTGGCCGCGCTGAGGGAATAATCGCGAAATACATAACGCGCCATAGTGTTGAGAAATTTTGAACGCTTACCCTCTTCCATTTTCCGTAATGCCCCATGCCGTTCTGCACGCTGCTCTGCTAATAGCCTGATATAGGCGATGATATTTTCAGAAGATAAAACCCCAGCTTTTGCAAGATACAATTCAATACCCACTGCGGCTTTTGCAGTAAGTAGCCCGAGGGATGCCATTACGTCAGTAATAGTCAGCGTATCAGACGTTATTCCGCATGGTACTGCGCCGGGCATCATGGATTTAGGTGAAAAATATTTCGGTAAGGACTCAAGATTCATTTCGATGCTCCCGTTTTGCTTCAATGCGGACGTAATTACGAAGAATGCGGTATGCCACAGGAAAAGATCCCCGGTATCGATAAATTCGGAGACGCAACCAGCGCATGCGGAGTATCTCGATCAGTTCTGGTTTCATGCGGCCTCCAGCTTTTTTAGCGCACGCAGATCCGCCAGAGCCGCGAGCCTGATTTCCTTCAGCTCCTCGACCGTCCAGCGGTGCGGGGTGTTATTGTTCTCGAGTGCCAGCACCGCCGCCTCACCGTAACGCTCAACCAGCGCGGTACGATATGCTTCGATGTTCCCTGATTTGTAGACGTTGCAGACATCACACTGAAGATGGATGTTGAAGCGAGTGAAGCGCAGATGCCCCGCGGCGGCCGTAGTCCTGTAATGGCCTGCATGCCATGCGAACGCCGTCTTCGTTCCACAGGAGATGCAACCGAGTCCTTCTGCCAGTTCGGTTTCGCGGCAAATGTCATTTACGGCGCGCTGCGTCAAGTCAATCCAGTGCTTCAGCGGCTTAACCGCGGCTTTCCGCTGGCGCCAGGCGGCGCGTTCTTTTTTCTCAACGGCGCGCTGAAGGGATTGCGCCTTACGTTGCGCGGCTTCGCGAGCTTTTCTGGTCTGTTCTTTGCCGACGGCGCTGGCGCACTGGTACGAGCAAACGATCTGCCCCTCGCGTATCGGGTGAAACCACTGGCGGCATTCTTTGTTTGCGCACTTACGGCGCGGTAATTTAGCCATGTTCACCCCCAGACCTTTTGGCGTAAGGATTTTGGCGTCCGCACCCGGTGTGCATATTCAGGTAATTTCGCGCTGACAGTCCAGGTAATGAAGTCAGGGTTCAGGCTCTTTTCTGTCCTTACGCCCCGCTTCTGATAATCCGATATCAGCGTGTCGGCCTGCTCGGTTGTGCAGTCATGATGATGGAACCAGGAGTATTTCATCGCCATCACCCCGCAAAGCTCATGAGCTGGGCGGCGGCGTTCTCGGCCTCGCGCTGAGTACGGAATGTACGTGATAAAATCCAGCGCCAGAGAACATCAAGCGCAGATTTATACAACTGCTGAAATTCGACCTCATCCATACTGGAAAAAGCGATGCTGCGGGGATGTTTGCGAAGGGTGCCGTCCGGTAGCTGGATGGCGTCATAGTGACCAGCCTCAACCGTCACCCATGCGCGGTAGGCATCGAATGATTTACACAGGCTAATCCCGTTTGTTACCCGGCGGTTTGCAATCTGTTCCAGATACTGTTCAGCCGCATCCAGTAATGCGCTTTCATTCCCGCCATATGCAGCGAGAAACTTTGCATAACCGTTTACCAGTTTGCGCTCATTGGCAGAAATGGCGCCGCCGGTGGGTTCCCAGTATTCAAACCCAAGATTAAGCAACGCGAAAAAGCGGCGATGGAATGCAGGATTCCTCACCTGACGGAACTCAGCCACCAGCACGGCGCCGAGTTTGATTTTTGATTGCAGAATATCACTGGTCTCCGGCGTTGCGGGGATCAGAATTCCAGATGACTGCTTGATGAGTTGTAATTCGTGCGCCATGGTATTCTCCGTGGCGCAGAAGGTTAACGGTTGTTCAGGCCGTTGATTTCATATTATCAGAAGGTGGTGTTACCCGGTAGCCGAGACGACGAATAAAATGCATAAAACCGTTGGGAGTAAAAACTTCTTCATCATCCAGCAAAGGACGCATAGATACCATGCCATTTACACGATAGATAAGATGCCTGCCTGATGATGGAAAGCTAAACACCACGCAGCCATCAGATCTTCTTACAATGTCATACCAGCTATCTTCTGACTTTTGCAAAGCTGAATTACTCAATTTTTGTTCTCCCTTCAGGCGATGTACAGACGCGGTTAAAAATTGTCGGCAGCAGCATCAAAGGGATACGCAAATTGCGGTATTCTGAAAAATGCGCGCCAGCATTAAGCGCAATGTTAATAAAACCAGTCGTCAGCGCTCTCCCAGGTCTCCTGGAGGATTTTTTCAACTTTCTTTTTGTCGTCCTTTTCAGCGCCATAAACGCTTAGGCCGTCAGACCCGGCGCGACGAATAACCAAGCTGCAACCTTCATACTGATTATTGAGCCTCTTAAGCAGTTCTTTCTCAAGTGCCGCTTCCGCGCCTTCGGGAAGTTTCTTTGTGCGATCAATGGTTAATTCAATTTTCATAGTAGCCCCCATTGCATACACTGTATTTTTATACAGTATACCTGTACGGAAAAATGATCAACGGTTTAATAGCACTAATTGCTAATTATTATGTCAGCAGGTTAAAAATAAACCCGCCGTAGCGGGTTGAATACTATGGTGTTTTCAGGCAGCGATTTCTTTTGACTGGCAAAGCTCGGGCAAACTGGCGCGCACCAGTACCTCATTCATCAGGGTCATCCGCTAGATAACAAGCAAGCAAAAATTGCAATAATGCTTGCTGATAAATTTTTCTCAAACGATAATTACTTCATCAATTATCCAAGGAGTCCATTATGTCCATTGAAGATGAATCCCCACAAGCTAAGGGTGGAAAAGCTCGTGCAGAAAAAATGACTGCAGATGAACGTAAAGAAGTTGCTCAGTTTGCGGCCAACAAGCGCTGGCAAAGGATCAAAACTAACCTTCCCTCTACCCAGCTCGAAGGTGTTCTAAAAATCAATGACACTGAACTGGAGGTAGCTGTACTCAGCAATGGGAAGCGAATAATATCCCAATCATCCGTTTTTAAAGCATTAGGGCGACCAAGTCGAGGCGTGAGAGCCACGCTGGATGGTGAGATCATACTACCTGCGTTTATGGATGCCGCTAACCTTATTCCTTATATTAATCAAGAACTTATGGGGGTGATCAAACGAGAGCGATATTTAGACAATTCAGGATCTGAGCTTGAGGGGTATGATGCTTCAATACTTCCTCTGGTATGCGATGCTTATTTAAAAGCCAGACAGGATGGTGCGCTAAAAGCAAACCAGATGGATACAGCTCAAAAAGCAGAAATCTTAGTCCGTTCACTTGCAAAAGTTGGTATTATCGCCCTAGTTGATGAGGCGACAGGCTATCAAGAAATTCGTCCTAAAGATGCTTTACAAGCCTATTTAGACAAAATAATCAGTAAGGAACTTTCTGCGTGGGCTAAAAAATTTCCTGACGAGTTTTACGAAAATATTTACAAGCTGAAAAATTGGCCTTGGGCTGGTATGAGTAAGAATCGGTTTAGCGTAGTTGCCCATTACACTAGGGATCTTGTGTATGAACGTCTCGGCGACGCTATTCTTCAGGAGCTTGAGAAAAAAACACCAAAACAAATGAATGGACAGCGAAAAAACAAAATGCATCAATGGCTTACTGATGATGTCGGCAACCCTATGCTATCCCAGCATTTGCATTCTTTAATTATGGTTCAGCGATTAGCCATCGCCAATGGGTACGGATGGAACAGGTTTATTAAAATGGTTGATCAAGTCATGCCACGCAAGGGTGGGACTTTTGAGCTTGAACTTAACGATACTTCACTTGATTAATTCTTCCAATATTCACGCCCAAACTGTCATACAAATTGGGCGTTAATGTCCCCTTAATACTCTTAACGCTTTTTTGTTTAAGGATGATTTCTGATCGGATAAAAGAATGTTTCTTTCATCTGCACAGCATATGTTCATAGTCACCGGAATTATCTCCAACCACTTATGGTTAATGTGATGTTGCAGACGCGGCAGGTGGTTAGCAGGGAGATCAGCGGCGTTCTCAACCTGAGAAAAACCACCTATTCCCCTGCCATTTAGACTGTTTCCAAACCACGACCATTTAGCCCTTATGCCCCCTTCCTGCTGAAACACAATTCAGGCAATAAATAACCCGCACAAGGCGGGCTTGTAAAAGTAACTTGAAATTATTTATAAGTAAAACCGTACCTCATTAATTTCATATACTCTTCGCTAGTTTTTTTGCATTTATCCTTGTCTTTTAACGCCTTCGCGGTGCAGGCTGCTTCTGAATATCCGATACCTGTAGCATTAAGAAGCATAATCTTAATAGACTTCTCACAAAGCTCTTGTGCTTCATGGTTTGCCGGATTGAAACATGTCGACTCAGTCATTCGTTTAAAATCTATTACATCAGAGTTGCTATCCGCAAAAACAGAACAACTGACTATCAAAAGTAACGTACACAAAAATTTCATTTATTCCTTTCCTTTTTATAAACAGGGTTATTCGCTTTTAGTCACTCAAAGCTTTTCCCTCGATAGTATCTGACTCTTTACATAAAATACTCTCGCAGTGTTCTGGTTGCTCTCTCGCTACCTGCTCAGCTACAACCGGCATGTTCAGACGTTCTTTGTAGGCCACTCCGGAGGCAGCAAGGTCAACGTTAGTTCTGTCGCGTTCTTCCTGAGGTAGCCTTGCAATGTTTCTGGCTGTCATACATCACCTTTCTTCTTTCTGCGTGGGATGGAATATGCTATTTTGGAAAAAGAATTTGTCACAACAAACCCCGGATCGACATAGCGTTCAAATATTTCCATATTCCCTGGGATTGCACTCTCAGGAATGGATTTTCTTTCGATGTCGACCTTCCAGCGCTTAAGCAGCGCCTTAGCCTGTGCTTCTGTTAATGGGATATTGCGTTCCTTAGCAACAGCTATTAACTGCTTAACCGTTGGTAGCTTTATGTGGTCTGGGTTTGTCATTTCGAATTTGCTAGAACCATCTGTTGAGAGCCATGATTTTATCATAGCCCTCTTACTAAATTTTAGTACTTGGCCAGCGTGAACTTAACTGCTGGATTTCATCAGGATATCCTGCTGCGGCGCGTCTGGCAGTGGCATCCATCCGATCACCTCATCCAGATGAAAATCCATTCCCGATGGATCGATAAACCGGTCAGCAATTAATAGCGCTTGCAGAACATTGTCATACACAGTGGCTATCAACACATCGGTCTGAATATCAGGCATTCGCTCACTACAGCTTCTCCAGCCACCCGGAATTACCGGAGAGCTGCCAGAAAGCGGGATGTACTTAACTCCCCAGGCCTCTATGTGCTTCTCTGCGGCTTCCAGTCTATTCAGTAGTGCATTAATCGTGCTGGGGGCTTCCAGTGCCAAATCAGTTATTGGTCGTTCAAATTCTATTTCTGTGCCGTTTTCGTTGGTTGAGGTTACAGCGAACAAATCACACTCAATTTCATTGTTAGCGAGTTCATACAGTTGATTTGCGATATCAAATGCGTTTTCAATGCACAGCGCCTGTTTGTCGATGTTCATGCTGCACCTCCAAAAATCCATTGGTTACCTGCGTGCGCCTGGAATTTGCAGGACGTGTCAGGCATAACCAACTCATGAACCACTTCGCCTGTTTCAACAAAGTAGTAGTTGCTGTCTGTAACGTTGTTGATGAAGAATGCCTCGCGCTCACGCCCTGACATCTCACCGAGAATACGCTGCACCTTTTTGGTGATTGGTCGGTAATCAGGTTCTATGCCAGCCAGTTTTGCCGCCGCGTAGTTGTGGTGGCCATCCATCAGGATGGTGTATTGCTGCCCACGCAGAACTATCGGGTAAACAGATACGATAAAACGCTTAAATCTTGCCGCTCTGTCGTTTACCTTTGCCTTGTCGAGGTAGCGCTGACTGCTGATAAGCGGACCTTTGATGTTGCTCATTGGCCCTTTATCGGTGATTACTTTTTCAATATCTAATGCAGTTATCATGATCTGACTCCCTTTAGTCCGAATTTGGCCCGAATTTCTGCAATCTTCGCGAGGTTTTGCGCGCGGTTTAGTGGTCTGCCACCAAGAACAGGAAGCTGCTTAACTGGCTCCGGGATCACCTCTCCACGGTTTATCCTGGTAACCATGTGGTTGAGTTCTTCGACTGCCTTGCGGCGCAACTCGGTATCACTAAGAGCGTTAGCTCGCATGTTTGAGTACAGTGTGGTGACAAGCCAGTAATGGGCTTTGGATTCCCATGGATATGATTCTGCATCCGGGTATAAACCACGCGTGCGGCAATACTGGTAAACCATATCGACCAGTTCATTGGCATCAGGAAGCCCGGCAGCAGTTGCCAATTCAGCCTTACACCATGCGACAAACTGGCCTGGAGACGGAAGAAACGGACGTTCCTGACGGCGGGCGACACGCATTCCGGCCGCAACTTGCTCCATGGTGGTGATGTCGTTCTCACGGAAAGCCAGAACCCACTGACGCCGGATTTCGTTCATCTCAGCCTGGCTGCGATTAGCTGTGGTAGCAGGGAACGCTGCCATAAGCTGACTAAACACGTTGTTGATGACCTTAGCAACCTGCTCAACTTGCGGCTTATCGTTATGCTGTTCCGGCATGTTGTTGGCAATACGGCGCATCTGCTCACGGTCAAAATTAACCATCTGCGCAGCAATGTTTTTCATAGCTCCACTCCGTATATCCAGTCAGTGTTATTCAGGTCAAGTTTTGACTTAGAGGCAGTTGTGCCAGTCTGTTGCTTGTTGCGGTTGATATCGAGTTGAGTCCACTTTTCGCGGAGCTTTGCCGGGCTAATGACGTTGCCAGCCCAGAAGCTGTCATGGCACGCCCAGCGAAACAGCACGCACATGTCGCGATGTGTTCGTCCGTCACATTCACGCATCAGGCGTATATCGTTAGCCCATCCTGCCAGGTTAGGTTTTCTGGCTGATGGAGAAATGGTTTTTATCAGGTCAAACATCCACTCGGCAGCAGTTAGGTCTTCAGCAGTTCCCCACTTGTTGCCTCTCTGAATCGCTGCTTCGGGTTTTAGAACATGAGGTTTCTTTCTTGGCTTGTCAGAGGATTCGTCAGAATTCTCGGACGTAGATCTTTTAATATTGTCTTTTGTTAGTTTGTCTTTTGTGGTTAGCAACTTGTGCTTAGGTGCGTTAGCAACTTCCGCTAAGGTTTTCTTAGCAGGTTTAGCTAATGTTTTGCAGAATCCGTTATTTTTAGTTTGCCACTCGGAAATATGGATATTCATACCAACCCTGCGGCCTTCCTGAATCAGTACCTTCTTCCTGATCAGACTGTTTTTTGCTGTCGAGCAATGGGTATGATGCTTCTGAATCATCTCCTCTAACTGCTCGTTGCTGATCCAGTCCATTTTCTTGTTGTATCCATACGTTTTGCGCCATACGGCCATCAGGATGCACAGCTCAGTCTCCGGCAAACCAGAACACATCACGGCATCCAGAAGTTCATTTGCCAGGCGCGTATAGCCATCATCGAGATCTGCCACGCGCGGCTCCTTAGGTGCCACGTCAGGCACAGGAAAATTGATTACTTCGGCAGTGTTTGCCATAATTACTCCTGTGAATTGATCCAGTTAATTCCACCAGAAAGCCGTTGGTGACCCCTCACCGCGGCTTTCGCCTTTTTGGTTGCTGCCATTTTCAGTCCCACCCCAGCGCATCCGGCCTGGCTCGTTCAGCCTTTAGCCCGGCATCAGCGAGAATCTCTACGGCTGTGAGATAGTTTCTGGATACCAGTACCGCTTCCGGTGGCGCGGCCTGAATCCCAAGAAAAGCCAGCTCTTTCGCCATGTTGCAGAAATATCCCTCAGCTTTACGCCTGCTGACTGTCGACTCGCTGATGCCCATATGCTCGGCGTATGATTTCTGCCCTACTGATGCAAGCCGGTTGAGCAGGACACTCTCTATCTCAACCGGGTTGATTTCTGGTGGGTCTAACTTTCGTGCAATTGCGTTCTCCATGGGTAAATATCCTCTATGGTTATTTGGCTGATGCCTCTTGGCTTGGTAAGCCATCGGTTGGGTTTGGGTAGATATCAGGGCGCAGTTCGTGAGGTGTGATGCCCGTTATCTTGAAAATCGGTAATACGCGGCCTGGTGGGACAGCACCGTTGTAACGTGTCTTCCAGCGGCTTACCGACATGGGTTTAATACCCAGTAAGGTTGCAAGATTGCTGGCATTACCTGCTTTTTTGATAGCTTTCTCTAATCCGTTCATGATGGTCTCCAAAAGATACACGAACAAATTAAGCCTCAGACTTAAAATTAAATCAAGTCCCAGGCGAATTTTATTTTATAAGCAAAAGGCTTATTCTTCTGACATGACAGCGAAAAAATTACTTAACCCGATTCTTGTAGAGCGCCTGACAGAGTTAACGCGCCGCGGGATGACAAAATCTGATATGGCCAGGGTTGCGGGAATAACGCCGCAGTCCGTTAATGGCTGGTTCAAGAAAGGTGCCATGAGCAAGGAGTCAGCGCTCGCTGTAGCGGATGCCGCCGGTGTATCAGTACCATGGCTATTAGGTGAAGAGGTTAGCGAGCAGAATGGATTAAAGCCAGACGAGCAGCGATTGCTTGAGCTATATCGTCAGCTACCGGAGGAGGAGCAGCAGAACATGATGCGGATTTTCTCACTGCGCTTGAAAGAGTTGGACGAGTTGTATGCGAAGTACATGAGCCGCCGGATTAAGACAGATCAGTAATATAATCAAAAAATTAAATTCTTGCTCATGAGAAAAAACAACCACCAAACAAATCACCCGCAAGTTAAAAGGCTCAATGAAATTGTTGAGCAGAAAGGCCTTACCAAAGCAGAGATTTCACGGATATGCAACGTAAGTAAACAAGCAGTCAATGCTTGGTTCGCTCGCGGAACAATAGGGAAGCCATCTGCGATTAAGCTTTCTGAGGCTTTAGGCGTGAGCTTAGCTTGGGTACTTGGGCAAGATGTAGCCTTAGAAAGCGATTTATCCGTTACAGATAAACAAATGTTACACCTTTTCCGCCAGTTACCTGATGAGGATCAGCAAGACATCATGCAAGTAATTTCATTGCGCTTAAAAAGGCTCGATGAGATTTATGAAAAATACATGCTCAGACGCAATAAAGACGATAACCCATCCAATCTGTAACCCTCCACTATCACCACCAATCAATACCGGCTTATGCCGGTTTTTTATTGAAAACCCGCAACACACACTTCCTCGATGTCTGCATTACCAATATTAAGCCATAAACTTAATCTTTAACTTCGCCTAAGGCTTGACATTTATTAAGTCTCAGGCTTAATATGATTCCATAGCAACAACGAACCACCGAGGCAGGACGCCCACGAAGTAGCCGTCCGGGGCATACGAAGACCGGAATGAGGTGGAAAAGTTAACGCGCAGAAGGTGATAAACGTTCCGCTGGCCGGCGATAAGGCAAACGAGGGTGAGAATGATTGATTTCGCACGTAAACCAGCTCGACAGCAGGCCGTCCCGCTCAACCGGATTGAGGTTTTAATCCGCCGCCTCTGCTACCTGCTGGCGCAGAAAGGAGATCCGGATGCATAACCAAAAGACATGCGCTTACCACCTGTGTGGAAAGACGATTGAGCAAGGCAAAGAAGTAAAAAACGAGCTGACGCTGATTCGCGGCGCGCAGCTGACACATGAAGAGCGCGATTACTGCTCTGTACGTTGTGCCTCATACGACCAGATGGCGCACGAAAGTTAACGTAAAAGCCGCGCAAGGCGGCCCATACGTCCGGTGACACCGACCAAAGTTCCACCGGAAAACTACACAAAAAACCAAAGTTCACCCAATGGGCGCTATCTCTGGCCCGGGGATCTTACATCTAAAAAAGAGGATCTCACATGGAATTTTTCTATGTAGTAAAAGCTACGCAGAAATCCGGAAAGCAAGATGCGACGGTCTGGTTCACTGCAAAATCAGAAGCGCGCGCCAACCTTATGCTGGATGTCGTTCTGGAAGATGCTGAAATTGAAACCGGCCGCGGTAAGGATTATGCAAGGCCGATCCGCACCAATTTTCCGGTAGTCAACGAGCTGCCGCCGGAAGGTGAAATAAGTTTTACCTTCACTAATTATTATCGCCTCGGTGAAGATGGCATGACTTGGGAACAAATCCCCGGCGTCACCCTGCCATCATCTGAAGCCGCCGCCGCGGCGCGCCAGCATATCGTCGATGGTGTTGATACCGAAACAGGCGAAGTGCTGGAAGACCACACCGAAAATTTTGGTAACGAAAGCAACAGCCCTGCCCAGGCAACAGCCCCAGCCCCCGAGCTGACTGTTGTCGCAACTATGCCTCTCCGTCACCGCGTTCTTGCTCAGTACATAGGTGAAGGTGAGTATCTTTATCACGTCGACGCCTCCCAGAAAAAAGAAATTCTGCGTCTCGAAATGGACACCGATAATTCATATGTCCAGAACCTGCTGCTTGCCGCCGAGAATGTTGAAGCGTTCAAGAAAGCCATTGAACATGACATTCACAAAATAGTGAATGCCGTTAAAAAAGTATTCCCTGTCGATGGAAAAACTCCTGAACTGGTGACTGTTATACAGTTCCTTAAAGCATGGTTCGAGACGAAGCATATCGATCGCGGTTTGCTCGTTAAGGAGTGGGCGAAAGGCAACCGTGTATCGGCTATTCAACGCACTGAAAGCGGCGCCAACGCTGGCGGTGGCAATAAGACTGACCGTAACCCTGATTACGAACACACTCTCGATACTCTGGACGTAGAGATTGCAATGGCCACTTTGCCTATGGACTTTAATATCTATGAGCTACCTGGCAGCGTTTACCGTCGCGCAAAAGAAATCGTAAAGAAAAAGGAAAGTCCGTTCAAAGAATGGTCCGCAGCACTTCGCGCAACGTCCGGTATCCTGGATTATTCCCGCGCCGCTATTTTCGCGCTGATCCGAAGCGCACACCCTGAGTTTTATCACTACCCCGGACGCCTTCAGGGGTATATCAACGCCAACTTAACGGAGACTGATCACGAGAACCCCACCGAGGAAGCTCTCACGGCTGCCCGACACACTCCGGAAAAAGACGCGGTAGAAGAAGCCAACCGACAGCTTGCCGCCGCGCGCGGTGAATATGTCGAAGACATCAGCGACCCGAACGATCCGAGGTGGGTTCATAACAATTACAGCGCCTCAAATCAGGGTGAAAAAGAAGATGTGGTGCCGGAGAAAAAA